ATGCTGAAACGTCTGTTGAGTAAACTGACGGGAAACCGTCAGCAGATAGAACGCCACCTGAAGAATCAGTACCAGATTGAGGTAAACGGACTCAGTTTTCCGCAATCATTGGTTGATGACTCAGAGCTTTGGGCGTTGGCATCCTGGCTTGAGCAATTGGCTGAAGAAGACTATTTGATATCACTCACAGACCGATGGTTGCTGAGCTGGGAGGCGTTGTATCGCCTGCTGGGAGATGAAGAGCATGCTAGTAGCCTGCCTCTGATTGGCGTACCTGAAGTATTGCCTTTACGTGCAAGCATGAGTTCACGAGGAGCGCTAAGCGATTGTGATTTCCGCGTCTGGATTGCTGAATGGACTACGCTTCCCTCACGTCAAACTATCCGTTTCAGCCACACCGGGGCTATTTTTACTCATGAAAACAAGCAGCATCTGTTATCGCGAGAAAACTGGGCACTCTTACAGGCAACCGAGCAGTTAAGTACTCAGCAAATTCAGACGCCTGGCGAAACCACTAACCAGCTGGGATGGGCCGCTATTCGCAAATGTGCGAAACAAGCTGCCGCAAAATTTGATGACTACCTAGAAAAGACGCACGTTATCAAACCGACATCGTTATCATTACGTCTGCGTAAGGTGACGGTTGCTGATACTGCCGTTATCGAGATTGAGCCACACTTCGAGGACCAGCCCACTAACTGGCTCGGCAGTTTTGACAAGAACTCACATGTTCACGATAGCTACCGTATTCCCGGAGAGAACGGCGAGCTCAGCCATGTCATCATCCCACCTGAAGTAAAAGAAGTCCTGAATTCAATACACTCAATTCCCGGTCGCCGGGTTGCCGGAAGTGAAGCGCTATCCTTTGTTCGCAACCCCTATACTTTTTTGGGAGAAGATGCCGCCAGTGTTATTGCCCCCGAGGAACACGAACAAGCGCTGTTTGATGCCCATATTTTCTTTCATCACTTCAGGCTTCAACCCCAAATCAATGATGAGAATAAGATAGAGAGCATTACGCTAGTGCTGGAACCTGTCTCACCGGTGCCGCAACCCCAGGTATCATTCCTCCTCTCTGCGCCATGGGAGTTAGATAAATTTGTTCAGGCCTTAGGGATAAGTGTTGCAGCACAAATGCCTGCAGGTTCCTGGCAGGGTTACGAACTGGAACTGAGTCAATTCACTGAACAGCAATGGCATGATTGCCAGTCGCTGCTGTTGCGTTGGCAACAGGAAGTCGAAGGTAAAGAATTTAACGATGTCCTGGATCTGGGCAAATATGGCGATCGCGTCATTGGCATCGGTGAGTTCGAAAAAATATCCTCTCCCTGGCTGACCAAGGCGCAAAGCGAAAACTGGCTCCCTGATGGCATCGACTTCGCCGAGTTTTCGGTTGAAACACTGGATGGCTGGCAACCTGATAATCTAGAGCATTTCGATGAACTGCAGGAGAGAATTACCCTGGCAGAAGCAACGGGCGAAACGCATATCATCTCCCCCTGGAATGAGACTGAACTGCCACTGGATGCGGCGAAAATCTTCAGTAAGAACTGGGAAAAACAGCAAAATGCAGCACATGAATCAGAGAGCAATGTTTCTGAAAAAGCAGCCCGGGCAGTGCTCAAAATTGAACAGAATATTGAAGAAGCCGTTTACATTAAACAGCGCCGAAATTCACTCCTCAATGCACGCCATGCTGAACCTGAAATTCCACTGAGCCTGAAAGAGCACATCCGACTAAAAGACCACCAGCGTGAAGGTGTGGCCTGGCTTCAGCAGCTTTTCCTTCGTTCACCTCAGGAAACTGCAGGTTGCCTGCTCGCGGATGATATGGGGCTGGGGAAAACACTGCAGATCCTGAGCTTCCTGGTGTGGTTCATTGAAAAATTCCCTGACGAGCCACCAAGTCTCATCGTTGCCCCCGTCTCTCTTTTGGATAACTGGGAGCGTGAACTCGACAATTTCTTCTACACCTCCGGGATTTCGGTGATGAAATTGTATGGCGACACTATCAAAGCGGTGAAATACCCGAAACAAGCTATTCCTGCTCATCTGCAGTCTCAGGGGATCAAAAATTTGCTCAAACCCGGCTGGCAAGGTGAGGCGAAAATCATTCTGACAACCTACGAGACGCTTCGCGATCAGGAGTTCTCCCTGGCACGCCAGCCATGGTCCATCATGGTCTGCGACGAGGCACAAAAAATAAAGAACCCGGCAGCATTAATCACTCATGCAGCCAATGCGATACAAGCAAGATTCAAAGTGGCATGTACCGGCACGCCTGTCGAAAACACGCTTGTAGACCTGTGGAGCCTCTTTGATTTCGCTCAACCAGGTCTGTTAGGGGCGCTCAATGAATTTGGCAAACACTATGTTCGCCCTATCGAGAACGAAGCGGACCGTGACACAGGGCGGCTTGAAAGTTTACGAGCGTTGATTGAACCCCAGACATTACGCCGAACAAAAGAAGAAGTTGCGCGTGACTTGCCGCAAAAAATCGAAGTCACCAACTGTAAACAACTGCCACTTTCTGGCCCTCAAAAGCAACTATACCTTTCTTCAATCGCTAACTGGCAACAACAGCAGGCGCTCAGCGAGGGCATGCAGCAGGCTGGTGCTGGGATGTTAGGGTTATTACATCGTCTTAAACTCATTTGCGCACACCCGGCAGTTGTTAACCCAGAGCCTCGCTATCGTGAAGGCTCGACAAAATTGAATTGGATGCTAAAAACGCTGGATGAAATTAAGCACACCAGCAAAGACAAAGTAATCATCTTTACCGAGCTGCGCGATCTCCAGCGCGAGATACAGCATGCTATTCAACAGCGATTCGGTTTCCGTCCGGTGATCATCAACGGCGACACCAGCACTAAAAGTCAGAGCCAGAACAGCCGCCAGCGATTGATTGATGATTTCCAGGCACAATCCGGATTTGGCGTGATTATTCTGTCCACTGTCGCCGTTGGTTTTGGAGTTAACGTGCAGAAAGCAAACCACGTTATTCATTTCACCCGCTGCTGGAATCCGGCAAAAGAAGATCAGGCAACTGACCGCGCTTACCGTATCGGCCAGACAAAAGATGTGTATGTGTATTATCCGACGGTAATGGACACTGAAATCACGACGTTTGAAGAAACGCTAGACGAACTCCTTCAGCGTCGCCGGGCATTGGCGAGGGATATGTTGTGTTCTGCACCGGATCTAAGCAGCGCTGATTTTGAGAACATTTTAAAAGGGACGTAAGCGCTCAATTTTCGTACTACAAAAGATGCTTAGGTCCATTTCAAAGCCAATACCTGCTGCTGACCACCTCAATAAGAGGTGGTGTTAATACAAGGATAAAAAACCCGCCGCAGCGGGTTTGAGGTTTACCAGTAATATTCCAAGGGCCGATTATTCGGCAACCAAAGCAGACTATCAGGATCTGCGCCAGTTACTACAGCATGCGCCAGGGCGCGTTCATCAGCGCGACGTCGGCGGGTCGTATACAAGTTGTTCCAGTAACCCGGGTTTTTGCTGTAATTCACGCGGGGCGCATTGTCTCCATATCGATCGGCGTAGTGAATATGCTTTATACGACAGTGAGTTGCGTACTGCACGCGCCAGTGTGGCAATGGTTTACCGTGGCGATCACGGTCTTTACGGGTATTAAATGTAGACATTAGTAAGCTCCAATTAAGGTACTTACAAATGTTCTCCGGTGGTGTCATGGTGCATTTGTCCTCCTGCTAATCGGTATATCGCAAGCGGTCGTTAATCTCCTGCCAGCTCATACCGTGGTGCTTACGCTGATTTCCACACATAGGGCAAGAGCAATATGTTGGGGTGCCTGCAATGATTCCGATCATACGTGGCGACATGCTAGCGAAAACATGAAAATACTGGCGACGCTTCTGCTTGATACGGCGCTCATGGTGACGGCGCTCCGCTCGTGTACGTGACATTTTGAAACTCCATGATGCAGGGGCTCATTGCCCCTACTTATGAGTTTCGAATGGATAGTCGGGCGAAAATTAATCATAATTGTTCTTCTCGTTTGGCAAACATGCCACCAGCCTTCGCTATTGACTCAACCAGCGCAGCAATTGACGGTTTATAGGCCATTCCGCCGCTTGGATGCGTGATGCCGCACCATTCTACCGGGTATTCTGGTGGAAGATTTGGCACCTTATCCCATAGGCGGTTACCCAGCACCAGGATTACATCAGGTTCCAGTTCCCGGATAACCTCAAAGAATGGGGCTTCTGCGGCCTTCCATGCTTCTGCTGTTGGCGCTACTCGCGAGCCCTCACCGACAATTGCCTGCACGTAATTATAAAACGCGATGTTCTGCCAGACTTCATACCGTTCTTCGTCCGTTGGATATGAGGTATCACCACGCAACACGGCTGTGAGCTTAGAGAAAAACGGAATGCCAGCACAGTAAGCGTGCGTTTTAACAACGTACTGCGTGTAATCGTGGCCTACGTCGTGCTCGTCCGCGTAATGTGACTCACCCAATACCAGCACCCGAACGCCATAACGGCTATCGGCGTATTTTGAGCCAACGAACGGGCGGAAATTTATACTGCTTTGGCGTTGCTGCTCCATATTTCCCCTCAATCAATTATTCGACGATGGAGATCAATCTGTTAGACAACAAAATTCAGTGTACCACTACAGAAACAGGCCATAAGCAATAAGGAACACTGTCGATAAAATTCTGCTATGTGAATATGTAAAGCTCTCGCTCATACCAACATACCGGCACTGATCATGATCACTCGAGCGAACACTTTACACATTGCTATCTGACGACTCGGAATGCACCATCATCATTATTTATTTTTAACGGTGATCATCTACCCTCACCACTACAAATCACTGATTATAAATACATATTTCAAAAGTGATCACATGGTAATTCATACTAATTAAACCAACAGATTGTTATTAATGGGATTTCATCACAATCTTCGGCATTAAGTGTTCCTGCTATTTCAGCATTTGCCTGTTCGGGTAAAGCCATCATAGCCATGGCCGAAGCAAAAAAGGATTGATCAGGCCAAAATATCGAAAATCTACCAGGTAACGTCTGGCAGTACTCGTCACTATCCCAACATGACGACAGTAATCTGCAACGCTCCGTCCTTCTGGCCAAAAACGTAAATAGTAATCATCAAAATGCTTCTTCCAGCGATCACTCATTGGTTTTCTGCGCAGTTGTTTGGTCGCTGATTTGTAGCGTAGCTTATTGTTTCTGATGTAACTTTCAACTGAGCCTCTGCTTTGCAAAAAACAATAACGATGCCACGCCCAATATATGATTTTAAGGCTCTGCCCGCCGGCCTGTCGGCAATTTGCATACACACGCTCAGGATTAAGCCGGTGCTTTCTTGCATACCCGGACAAGCTAACGCCTGTAATTAATGCCTCAAAAGGTAGTTGCGTCGATGCCCTGACCAGCGGGGAGCATCGCGGATCCACCACTTTTCTTCGTCGTATAGTTCATAATACGAACGCCTACGGTGAAACATTGGGAGCTCAGCTTCCCCCAGGAAGTATTTATCCAACTTACCTGCATAGCAGCTGGAAAGAGTTGAGACTTTTAAGTCAGTGGATGTATTCGGGATGCCTTTCGTTCTGGCATGCTGTGGTTTGCGACTACAAGGTTTTGGTTTTTTGAAACCTTGACCTACACGTCGTATTCCCTTAGCAATTGTTTCTTTAGTGTTTTTTTACCAAAATAACTTATACGAAACATCAGCTGTGTATATTTTTCGATATCATTTTTGGTGACAGAGTAATAAGCATTTACTGGAAAATACACTGTACCCTTCGTAGCACTTTCCCAGCAGGTTTAACAATATTGTTCACATTACTTGGATATCGAACATAGTTACCATCCAGCATCAAAAGATAATGATAATGCTGTTTCTTTTCCTCACCCTCTTCCCTAACCCAGATATAGCTGACAAATGACCGAGGATACCTTTTGTTTAATTCTTTGAACAGTAATTCATGAAAGGTACTAACCAACAGATTATCTGGGCTATACACGGGAAGATGGAAATCGTATCTGACAGCCAGAAACCTGGACATAATAGAAACCTTGTTCACAGCTTCGAAGACTTTGCCCATTATCTTTTTATCTTGCTCATCATCAACGTGCTGTACAGGCCACAACACAACCTTAAAGATAAAGGTCCCCTTTGATGGGATCCCTGCAATGCTGCCGACGAAATATTATTAAATACCGTCGTAGATGAGAGCTTGGTTGAGCCGGCTTCTAACTTATTAATCATGCAGAAACCTACGCTTCATCTTTCTGCAGATTCATATAAATCATCTATTCACCTATCATCTTGTTTCATTTTACCTCAGACATAAAAAAGGCTGAAATCCCAGCATTTATACACAGAATTAACTTTGTTGTTCTTTCAACCAATTATCATATGCCTGCTCAGGCAAACCCAAAGTGCGGCCACCGCGAATAATATGTTGAGGAAAAATACCAGCTTTAACCCAGCGATAAAGCATTGTACGACTGCAGTCAAGTAAATGCAGCATTTTATTGATACGAATTAATTGTTGTGGCTGACGAAGTAATACAACCCTGTCACTAATCGTAGTGTTCACTTTCAAAGTTAATATCCCCAGAGAAAAATAAAAATAATACGCATAACTCAGAGCGAGACGCGTTAGCACGACCATCCCGAGTAGATGCAGTAGATAGCATTCATGAGATAGAAAGGAAATGAGAAGTTATAGAATGCAAAACAAGTACGCGAGACGAAAATCAGAGAGTTTTACTGAAGAGGTGTGCTTGTAACTACTTGATTTAAATGGTGCCGATAATAGGAGTCGAACCTACGACCTTCGCATTACGAATTAGTAGAACCACATTTAACTAGCTGTTTTATAAAGCCATAACCGCATTCACACATGACAAGTTAATGGCACAAACTGAAAGTCGAAGGATGACGATTCACCATGTGTGGCACAAACGTGGCACATGCTAAATCACCATCCCCATGCCCCATCACATCACCGGGCAGTCGTCGAACTCACCCGACCGCGCATCGTTGATGATGCACGTGATCACCCCGAATATCGGACGCGAAGTATCTGCACCGGTATCTTCCGGTATCTCCTCGCGCTTCCCGTTCTCCAGGTTGACCAAATGCGGCCTCGGGTGCGAACGGTAGCGCTTAACTCTGAACTCCCCGTCCATGCAGCATATAAGCAATGAGCCATCGCACACAGTCAACGAGCAGTCTATGACCAGCAGCGCACCTTTAATGATGCCCTCGCGATAGTGCGTGTTACCCGCGCGCATGAAGTACGTTGCGGCGGGGTGCCTGATGAACTTCGCATCAAGCGATATGCGCTGCTCTACGTAGTCTGCTGCCGGTGACGGGAACCCCATGATGACCTCCGAAATTAACTGTATGTATATACAGTATTGATTTTGTTCTCTCCGTCAACATTCTTTTTCTGCATTTACCCTATATCATTGACTTTTCGTGATATCTATTTTTCATGATGTTATAGTATTCGAACTATAAAGAATGTAACTTCCAGGGTAGAAGATGTTAGATAAAGGGCTTTTGTATATATGGGCTTTGTCCTCCATTGTGTTATGTGGGTTGATATTTGGATCAAAGATATTTTCATTCATGGATGATGGAAAGTTCGATATAGGTAGATATTCGAATATGGATGGATTGAGATATGTCCTGGCCTCACTAGTAGTATTCCATCATGCTGACTATTACCTTAACTATATCATAGACGGAAAGTGGACAACTAATTCAACTTTCATTTTGTATATTGGTAAAATAGGGGTTTCTTTATTTTTCTCAATTACCGCCTTTTTGTTTTGGGGTAAGATAAAGAAAGATGAAAATGTAGATTGGATTAATTTATATAAAGACAGATTATTCAGAATTGCCCCGCTAGCTATAGTTTCTTCATTGCTAGCTATAATTGTGATTTTGTCTATTTCAGGGTTCCCTTCTAATAACTCTCTAACATTTGGCAGCATAGTCAAATGGCTTGATGCTGGTATTTTCAACGAAAAACCTGATATCAATGGTTTCAAAAGGTCAACCGTCGCCATAGCTGGTGTTACGTGGACTCTGCGATGGGAATGGGGGTTTTACTTTTGCCTGCCTATCCTTTTCTTCTTCAAGCGTAAAGGTATGGAGTTTGCTATCGCGTTTATGTTTGTATGCCTGTACTTTATGCCAGCATTCACAAACGCGTCATACTGGATATTCTCTGGTTTCGCATGTGGCATACTTGCAAAAGAACTGAGTGAGAGAATTTCAATCACCATTAAAACGGCTAATTATTTACTTATTGGCGCACTGCTTGCGTTATGCATTCTCAAGCCAGATATTAATTCCGTCAAATTACCGCCGTTAACTCTTTTAATAATGTTTGCGATATCTAAGGGAGCTGACTTATTCGGCCTTTTAAGGTTGAAGGGGTTTGTGAGACTAGGCGAATGCAGCTATAGCATATACCTTATGCAAGGAATAATATTGTTCCCATCATTTATTGCGCTAAAAACAAATTTGCACAAAGGAAATGATTTTCAGACTATGCTTATCATTACAGTTCTATTTTGTTGCCTATCTTTGCTTTCTATGATGACCTTTCTGTTTGTTGAAAAGCCATTTATAAGAATGGGGAAAAATATAAAACTATAAATATGCAAGGGCGGCAATGCCGCCCCATGTTTAGAGCGCTGTCTTCCTCGCGCCTATGATATTAAAGAAAACCTCGGTGCCGTTGGGTAACGCCCTCGGCGGCACAATACAGTCCAGTAGATTCACTGCGAATGTTGAATTCCTCGGGTCACCGGCCGCATTCACACAAGATACCCTTGTTGTGAAATTATTGCTTACAACCTGGTCAATACCATATAGAAATACTCCAGGCGTTATGTTTTGCACAATCGGAACGGCTTTTGATAGCGGATGTGCCAATGTAACATTTCCGGTACTCCACGCACTCGCTGTAATGACGCTACTCATGTCGAGATTGGTTCTATTGTTTGTCTGTATATTCTGCGTTGCAGTATTAACAATAACTTGTACGTTAGTTGCAAAGTATAGCTTAACTAGCGTCAATCCCTCCGCATCGCGATCTGTATAAAGATTTCGGTCTACAATAACTTTTAAATCTGCGCTTCCTGTAGTGTAAAAGCTTCCGCCTCCTGTTGCGAGTAGATAGCTCAGGTCAGAAGGGATGGTAACCGTAAGATAATCATTCCCACCATCAACTACTGATGTGATCAGTGATACCGCTCGAGACATCGACGGGTCTAAATTCCACGCACCACTAACTTTATTTATCCATGCTCCGTGTAGCATCCATTCCTGTTGACTGGATAAGTTCAATGACCCGCGCCTGTCAATAGCAGGCGACCCCTCCAGGGCTTTATTACCGTTTAGCACACCATCTACAACAATTGCGGAATTCTCACCGACTAAGTTATAACCAAGTTGTGATAAGTGAACCGCATCTGAGCTCATGCCAGCTGCTTTTACTTTTGGCACATCTTCTGATGCAATCCATGCGTCAGCGTTATCTTCACAGAATTCACGCTGCGCTGCCTGGATGACATAGCCTCGCTTCGGATTTGTATCGTTGTTGTACGTCCCGATTGTGTAGTTGAAGAATGCAGTGGCTCCGGTGTCAGCCTTTAAATTAGTCCACAAAGTTCCCATTGCCGCTTTGTACGCATTTTTACCTGTACCCAGGACTTCATCCCTTTCACCCTGAATAAAGAGTATGGATATTTTTGTTACCGATTTACCTTCTGAGGCAATCGCAGCCTTTGCCGCGTTTGCGAAAGCAAGCATATTTGTATAGTTATTGCTTGGGTCCCCTTTTTGCAATTGAGCGATGGACTGGGAATCTTTCCCGCTGTTAATGAACACGCATTCTTTACCGCTGGCACCTATATATTTATTTGCAAAAGAGAGCCATGCCGATCCAGAGCTTGTGCCATCGTTTGATGTTTTCATATAGCTTGTCATTGCGACAAGAGCTGATCCATCCCAATAGCGCGCATATGGAGAAACAAAGTCTGGTGCCCCCGGGGTATTCTGCGCAGTACCTTTAGCATTCGACTGCCCGTATACAACGAAAAGATGTACCCCCGACGATACTGCTCGCTGGCGTGAAATATATGCGTCCTTTACTTTTCCGCCAAAGACGCTGCTGACAAGCCCATCACCGCCTGATGGCGATGTTAATTCACTTCTTAGTGCAGCATCGCCGACACTAACCCACTTCCCCTTTCCAATCCCCCCGGCGCTATCTGGAGTAGATCCGGGGGGGACTACTTTGGGGAAGCTCCCGTCCCAACGGTAGTATTCCCCGTTGCTCTTCCAGCGCAGGCACTCGTTAGCAGTACTAAGGGTGCTGCCATCTTCAAAAGAATCCTTCGTGATATAGCCATAATTTAGAATTGCCTGGTTAGCATCATAATTGATACCTTCAATTGTACGATGCGCCACACCTTTTCTGTCAACGTATTGATGGCCAGATGAGGTTACGAACTCGTCAATTTTACCGGCATTGAATTTTAAATCAGCCGGTGATTCGCTTGGGACTGGATTGTTGGTAGGTGTGGTAGCCATATTTATTCCATAAAAAAACCCGGCGCAGTGGCCGGGTTGAGATTGGTGGATTGGTCTTTTAGTAGATGTTGTCGCTGTATTCCGCGACGGTCAGAGATACCGTGTTATCGGTGTTTGGTTTAATGCTGTTGACTGTCCATAGTTGGCTGTCCAGTTCTTCCACTGTCGCAATTAGATAGCGCGACGGGAGCTGCACTGTATCTCCGTTCCAGATATTGAGTTGAATGTCGGGTATTGCGGCGGAGAATCCGTACTTCGTGTCGCTGCGGACCGTCGCCGGATAACGCAGTGTGGGATTTCCCAGGCTGTCGGTAACCAGGACATACATCGAACCGGTAAACGTAATCGGCTCACTGGTATCGAAGCTGTTCCCAGTTCGGCCAGTGACGTAACCCTGCTGCTGGTTGCTGTCGTAGATGTCTGGCATCTGAATGACGCTGCCAACCTGGATAATTCCGTCCTCAAACACCTTGGCGTTCATCTTCACCCGCGAGTAGATAAGGCGCTTCGTTTCGCGCACCGCACGCTCACGCGCCTGGTACTCGTTACGGAAGCCAACTATCTCCAGTTTGTTAGGGTTCTCCGCTTCCTGCTCGACGATAGCGCCGTTCAGCACGCGGTAGTTGATGTACGTCTTGTTGTTGGTTGTCGGATGAACGTAGGACACCTGCACGCCGTCATAACCGCCAGGAAGAGTGGCCTCGTACGTCATTTTGTACTCGTCCGTCTTCATATTGGCGCGGTTGAATACGGCCGCCGGGTAGTCAACCTTCTGATCTCGCGTGAAGGTCAGCACTCCGTCATCCCAATACGCCATTACGCTTGCCGCATTGCAGATAGCCTGAACACGATCTCCGAGAGAATCGTTTTCATCGTCAAAGGTGTAATCGAAGTATCCAAGTCGCTCGTCGGGCAGGCTTTCCGCTATCGAATACAGCCCATAAAGATCAATGCTGCTTACAGGCTGCTCACCCATGATGAGCCAGGTATGCGCCACAGCATCAGCGAACGAGCGCGAGGCACGCAGGGTGTAATCCACTGCTTGCGTCGTCAGGTTGTAACTGATGGTCTGACGCGTCACCAGGGCATTGTATTTGCGCTCACGACTTCCAAGCGCGCTCTCTGTCGCCCTCACCTTCACGCGCACAATTGTGTCAGTGGAGTGAACAACGTTGCTTCTGACGTTGATTGAATGAATCTCTTCAACCTTCAGTACCGACGCGTCACCGGAGTTATCTGTGCGCTGGAAGCTGATCGCGTACTTACCAAATCCGCCCGTCGGCGTAATCTTGTCCGTGCGATAAAATATCTCGCTTGTGTGGTCGTGCGGCGTGCCCTGGTAGTAAATGAACGTTTGGGTAGTGCCCGGTATTTGGTTATAGCTGTCGTCTATTTTCCAGATGACAACTTTCCAGTTAGTTTGCTTTCCACCGCCGAGGCTGGACTGGGTATGCAGCCACAACTGTGAAGATGCAACCGGTGAGAAAAACGGCCCAACCACCAGTGCTTCATTGTCATTTAGAATGAATTTGTTCGTGTTGATAGTTGCGTTCGCCGGGATATCTTGCGGTCCCTGCAAATTGTTCATGGTGAACGTATACCAACGAACCGGGTTTACCACGGCGCCGTCGTTCGTCTCTACAGCAGAAATCAGTGTGCCGGAAAAGGTTGCATCCTTAGTCACAGACCCGGATGCGGTGCTGTACGTCACGTTAATAGTGAATGTCACTGCATGCGGAAGTACCAGGCCCATGAAATAATCAAACTCAGCCTGTTTTCTGATTTTTACTGCAATCTGTCCGCCAGAGTAAGTGCCGCTCACTACCGTGGTTGCTGTCGCTGTCTCGATCGGGAAATCCCCCGCCTCGTTCTGTCCCGGAACTTCCTGACCGTCTACATCATCGAAACCATACCCTTCGATAATTTGAGGAATAACCACGCCAGGATGATAGAACTGAAACTCAGCACCAGCAAGAGAGCCCAGGCTCGATTCTGAGTAGCGCACAGACTCATAGTCATACTTACCTATGCCAACACACATCCATTCAGTCACATATTTCAGACCGCCGTCGAATGCGTCCTGGCGAACATATTCAAATACCGACTCCTGAATCAGATCCGGGAATGAACGCACCTGCCCGAAAATATCCGGTTTTGCTTTATAGACGCGAGCGGTGTTTGTCTGACCGGTCAGGCTATTGTTCGGTGAATCGACAGTGTTGCCGCCGGTGTTTGCAATCGCAGGCTTCGGTGCGAGGAATGAAAATACTGCGCCTACGACTTTGAATATCGGGCTCAGAATATCGCTTACTATCCCCTTCGGCTGATCGAATATCTGGATGCAGTCCAGTTCGCTCAGTTCAAACGCCAGCTCGTCATCGTCGCCCAACCTCACACCGTTCCGGACGATCAGCAGATCGCGGTGAAAGGTAGCGTCATTGGCCGCCAGCCAGTCATAAAAAAGGGTGCCGTTTGGCACCCTGCAACGCAGCTTAGGCGTTCCTGGAAAATTCGATATCTCAACCAGCGCCATATTCGAAATACTCCACTTTGGTGAATGCCCTCTGGATGACCAGTAACGAGTCCATGCGCACGCTTCCGTTCTCGCCGCGTGAGTGCAGAGCATGCCGGTTCAGCACAAGGCCAACGTGCGCCGGTTGCGAACCGCGATAACCGACGAATATCCCACTCTCAACTGGCTTATCGACCGCGCGCCAGAAAACGACATCACCCTCGTAGCAGGTAAAGAAGTCCGCGCCAGATTCGTAGTCCGGCGTCTGGTGCAGTTCGATGCCGAGAACGTGTCTGTAGTACAGAATGACAAGGCCCCAGCAGTCGACTTTATCGAATGAACACGCTCTGTTTGACCAGGGAACTCCAATTACCTTCCTGATGAAATCAGAGGTACTGAAGCCCTGAATATTCTCGCGGATCATAAAGTCGGCCTACGTTGTTGTTGAGCGGGTTGGTGACGGATAGCGTGACTGATGCTGCATCGGCATCGATATCCACGGTCTTTACGTACAGCAGCCACGACTTAATCGGTGCCGATACATCACCACTATCGAATACCTGCCTTGTTGCCGTGATGGCAGTAAGACGCGCCGCCCCCTTCCATTTTTTCATCAGCGCTTTGATATCAGACGATAGCCGCCCCAGTTTCACCGTTGCGTCGATCACCGGCGTTCCGCTCTGCTGACTCTCTTCGATTTCAAAGCGCGCTGGCGTGTACGTCTGGCCGCCAAGCGTCTTAGCAAAGAATTGCTTATCGACCAGGCGTACATAGCCAAAGGATGGATGGTAGAAGGTGATGGTGTCGTACAGGCCGCGCGTCGGGCGCTGCTGCTTATATTGACGAAAAGATGGCATCAGGGAATCCTTGGGAGACTTTCCGGATCGCGTCCGTCCGGATAACCAGTGACCACGATATCCAGCCATGTATCCCATGGAGGCGGTAGCTCAACAATGATGTCGTCGAACTCGTCATCAGCATTGAACAGGTGGTTAGCGATAACGGTCCCTGTCCATGTCACCACCCCGCCGTCGATACTGGTCTGAACCGGCATAACGGTGAAGTGAAGCTCCTGCAACTGCAAGCCACTGCCCCCGAGATTCACCCGCATCCTAAACCAGTTCACGCCGCGATTGAGATAGTTAGGGCTCCTCAGCCACTGCTGAAAGGCACGCTCCTGGTCAAGCGTGAAAATCCATGTGAGTGACCAGGTAACTTTCAGATCATCAGTCAGATTCTGGAAGATGGCCGGACCGACCGCAGGCTGGTCAGTCTGAAACCCGGTATCGAGCGTCATGTTCTTCCCAGGCTTCTGTGCCAGCGGCAGCCAGTCAGGATAATCAATAATTGCCATTACCCTTGCCCCCTTGGCGTGCGTTTAACGTTCATATTGCCAGTTATGGCGCTGCTTATTGGACCGCCGTTATTCAGGTCAGCGACGATGACATCGACGGTTAATCCGCCGTTACCATCGGAACCGGCCTGCGCGTCGACCGATGATGATGTGTAGTTCTGAATGTTGATGACTACCCCACCACCTGCGCCTCCCTGCATATCCTTGTTGCTAATCACCTTGCCATTGTCGCCAGGTATCATGTACTGCTTACCGGTGCTGGCTTGGTAAATCTCAGGCATACCGCCTTCGCCAACCTGGTACATCCCCCCAGCCGAAACAGGCCCGCCGTTTTTTCGCTTACCGAGCAGACTGGTACCAATGACACCCGCCACCGCCCCGAGGCCGATCGCTGCCGCCGTACCCATTGAAGCAATAGACGAGAGGATTGCCGCTGGCGTCCATGCGGCCGCCGTTGTTCCGGCTGCCGCGACACTTACCGCCGTCTGCGTTCCTACTGCTGCCGTCTGAACAGCCGCAACAGTACCGATCGCAGCTGTTTGCGCTGCCTGCCCCATAATCGCTGACTTCACCCACTCGATGCCCATCTGAACGAAGGTGTTGATTAGGCTGTTCAGCACCGTGTTACCGATCGAGCGCATTGCGTCTTCGGCGGACATACTACCGGTGATGATTCCCGTCAAAGCATTCGAGGCATTCCCCGCCAACGCATCGAAAGAGGCAGCAAGAGCCTCATTGCCTGCACTCTGGTTTCTCCAAATTTCCCATTGCGCTGCCGTTCTCTTTTGCTCATATTCCGTATCAGCTGCGTTTTTAAGCATTAGCGCATTAGAATGAGCTATCACTCCTTGCTGTTCAAACTGCTGAATAAGAGCGAGTTGTTGAGTGTGTTGATTGGCCAACTGCTGGACTGGATCAACCGTACCTGCCGCCTCTTGAAGCGGAGAAACAGACTGGTCAGCACGAATTTTCGCTAACTTAGACTGATGCTCCTGCTCCAGTCGTTCAGATGTGTTGTTGTATTGCTCCTGCGTGATTTTCCTGGCATCAAACGCTGTTTTGAGGTCCTTTATATCTTGCTGGTAGCCTTGATTTTCAGCCGATTCAGGTAGTAGCTTATTGGCAGCAGCTTCCGCTTTGATGGCATTCGCCGTATCCCATTTTTTAGCGGCGTACTGACCAGCAAGGGCTATTTGCTCCTGAGTCGCTGCTTTCCCAAGAGACTGCTGGGCTGTGAGTATCGCCTGCTCTCGGCTTAGCTCAGCAGTTGACTCGGCCGACATATCAGCTTGCTGTTTCAGACTTTCGAGCTTTTGGGTTACAGACTCAGCTTGCGTGGCGGCTTGTTTACCAGAAGACGCGGCCTGATCAGCAGCTTTCTTTTGCTGCTTTTGTGCTTCAACTGAATCGTATTCAGCCGCGGCGCGCTCTCGAGCCAAGCGAACGTCGTTTTCATTACCCCCCAGCTTTCTAATCTCTTGCTCGGCTTTTAGTTGCGCGCGCTTACGCTCGTTTAATTCACCTTGCAACTCGACCTGGGTAGAGAGGTTATCGAGATAATCTTGCACGCCTTTTGGCCGCTCAACCTTGATACTAGATGAGTTGAAATTATTCTTCTCATCATAGGCATACTTAAACATGTTGCCGAGGTTATTCATTATCCCGGCAGTGACGCCTGCTGCTTCTCCATCGCGACGGAGTAAGTCGATGCCTTGTAACAGCGTGCCATTAAGCTGGGCGCGCAGTATGCCAACACTGCTGACGGTCTGGCTCAATTTATTTTCGGCGGAATCAACCTTGCCAGCCTGAACGGCCAGATCTCGGTTAATTTCAGCGTAATCCTCCGCCACTGCCGCTGCACCACGAATTTGTGCGGCCTGTTCGATGAATGTTTTGCGCTGAGCTAGTTCATCATATTCCTGCGTTAAGCCAGTAATCGCCTCGCGCTGATCAATAATCGACTGCTCAGCTTTGGCAATATTCGCCGCCAGCTGCGCAGAGTTCATATCTTTCATCTTCGCCAGAACGCCATCAAGAGAGTCCGCAAACTCAATACTCTCCTGCCTGGCTTGCTGCGCTTTCTGGTAGAAATAGAATATCGCAGCACCAGCGAGCATTGCTGCACCGGCTGGTCCCCCAATCAGAGCCAGGGCTCCGCGAGCCATCCCCATAGCCACTGATGCATTTCGCGCTGCAGCCGAAGCAGTATTCTGCGCAGCCGCTTGCGCGATTTCGGCCTGTGCGAGGCTAAGAGAAGCCGTTCTTGCTGCGCTTTTAGCCGCAATAAGATTATTCAATGCTATGGTTTCAGCGGCGCTACCGCGGGCAACGTTATACTCGGCCTGCGCGAGGTTCATCGCGGAGATAGCAGCCTCTTTGTCAGCAAGCGCCTTTCTCTGTAATGCATTTGCTGCGAACTGAACCGACTGCGCAGCCTGAACCTCTGCCGCAGCTTGCTGACGACTGGCTGCGATACTCTGTATTTTTGCTGTTGTGGCCATAGCAAGAGCGCCGACATAGCGAGAACCCATCACCCCAGCAAATATCAGCGCCGCTGACGTTGTTGCGTCAATAACCCCTTTCATTTGCTCCGCGTTTTCGCCGAACGAGAGCATCCAGTCCGCTGACTTAATAAGCCCGTTGGTAAACTCCTGCAGCGCGCCAGTTTGATTCTCGAACGCGACAAGGATCGACGTGATGGCGGTCTTGATGCGAACACTGGCATCGACAAGGTTGTTGGACATGCCAGCTGCGGCGGCGGTATTTTCATCTAGTGCCTGACGCAACCCTTCGGTCAACTGGCGGGCTGTCAATTGACCGGCAGCTCCCAAGGCTCGAATGGCTGCCGCCGACTGTCCGCTTGCTGCAGCAATATCATTGATCACTGATGGAATAGCTGTGGTTAGCGTTTCCCACTGATCGGCTGCGACCTTGCCTGTGTTGACGGATTTTGAGAAAGCATCAATAGCTGCGCCCGCTCGGTCTGCCGAGGTAGCGTTTTTAACAAACGCATAGGACATGGAGTCCTGTACATCAACGGCTTCACTGGTGGAGTAGGACATGCTGCGTAAACTGTCTGCGGTGCGGATGTAAAGTTCCTGCGCTTCCTGCAGCGAACGATATGTTCCGTTTGCAGTATCAAGCAGGCGCTTTTGCACCATCTCAAATTCAGCCTGACTGGAGGTAGCCATTTGCACGCGCTCAGCCATCTCCTGATACTTCTGCACCATGTCCGCCATCTGGCGAAGTGCCGCGGCAGCGATGACGCCTTTTATGGTAGAGGCAAGTTTAGACAGCCCGGAATCAAGGCTTTGAGAGGCCCGGTTAGTTCTGTCAAAACTTTGCTCCATGCTGTCCAGCGCGCGATCGGCCTGGCGCTGTCCTTGCAACAGGCCAGCTACATCAGCGCCTACTTCGTAATAAATCTCGCCAACGTTTGTGGACATCCGCTATTCTCCAGGCAGTAAAAAACCCGCCGGAGCGGGTTGATCATTTATGCAGCCTTTGCCAGCCTGCGCTTTCGACGCTCAAAATATTTGTCTGCTTCTGAATCGTATTCTTCCCGGGTATAACCCTTTTGATCTGGGTACTTATCTGAAAGCATTAACTGAAACTCTGTCATGGAAAGCTCCTGTGCTTGAGACTTATCCATCCCGAAATGATTTTGTGCGGCTCTAATGTATTCGTATGCATGAAAACCTTTGACCACCTCGCGTGACTCATTTTTCTGGAGCTGCCTTACTTTGGCTTTCCCGATGATCCCATGAGTTATGAGTAATTGAGCGAGTATCACAATATCGAATACTGGAAGAGCACCTTGCCGATAGACGAAAGTCCACCTTCCACTTTTACCCGGTACTACCTCACCAATGAACAAAGTTATGTCACTATCACAGCAGGCCGTCAGAACTGACATAGCCGCCATCAGCACCGGTTTAGAAAAACTATGGCTTGAAATATGCCTCAGTAACCACGCAGGAACCTCGCCGTAGGCTTGCACTGCACGACGGATAAGCGGCGTGATCTCGTCACTGTGAAGATCATAAAATGTCTTAACAATTTCCTCAGGCTCGCCAATTTTCATCATTGCACGAAAGGAGGGTCTGAAAAGAAACTCCTGATTTTCAGTCCATATCGAAAACTCTCCGATCTCCTTTATTGCCGTCATCCTGGCCTCCTTTAAGCAAAATCAAGGGCAGATGTCCTGCCCTTTGGTTTGATTAAACAGTCACAGTGACGGTATGAGTCGCAGTGAATTCACCATCGACTGATTTAACAGTAATGATTGCCGTACCTGCCGTGGCTCCAGAGGGAGCCGACACAGTTACAGTGTTTCCCGCGAAAGCTGCTGTAGCTCTGGATGGAACAGAAGATGTAACGGTGAACAACTTATTATCTGCGTCAGCTGGCGCGACAGTAACTGTGAAGGTAGTGCTGGCACCTGCTGCGACAGAGCTCGTTGTAGGCGTGAGCGACACACCAGTCACAGGAATATCAGTATCAGCCTGAGTAAGCTGGAAAGTTGTCCCTACATTAAGCTTGAATTCTAAGCTGTAAGTAACGATCTCCTTAACGCCCCCACCGTCGCTGGTTCCTGATGGGACCATGTAGCCAATGTGGTAGTAATCACCCCAGTGGAATCGCATCCATACGGCTGGCTGACGACGAGCCATTACTTCATCGACGATATATTTAACGAACTCTTGGATACCGAATTCATCAGTGCGATCTTTAACGCGCACTTCACCTTCGATTGAGTAAGTTGGATCCAAACTGGCAATCATAGTCGCTGTAAACCCACCGTCATCAGCGTCCGATGTCAACGTTTCAGGGTTGAAATCCCATGTCGCAGAAGTCGGAAGGCCTACCAGCTTCCATTCGCCCTCAGCAGGTACGACGTCAGGACAACCGTAAGCCAGCTCAAGAGTTTTCGCTCGCCCAATAAGGCGGTCAAAACTGGTTGGGCAACCTTGCATAATTACTTACCTCTTTCGTGGAAATAAAAAAAGGCCGCCGTGGCGACCTTGTGAATGTTGGTTCTTTTACTCACCGTAGAGGCAAGAAAATTGCAGCCTATAAACTGGCCTTCCCTCCTCTGTCAACATTGGCGGCGGCAGAAATCCTACTGACTGAATTTGACCTACGCATTTATCTACTAACGGATTAGCTTCGATATAGTTGAGAATTGCTTGGGCCGCCGTTGCAGTAGCCCCTCGTTTATCTTTCTGCCCGATTACATCTACCAAAACATAATGCTCGCCACTTTCTGAGTTTGGCAGGCTAACACCATTGTTGGGTCTAAAGACCATGAATGCGTCAGTTGCCTTCTTGGTATCTTCGAAGAAGTTCAACTGCACAACACGACCGTCAGTCAGCCCCGCTGAGACAAAGAGGTTTCTCACCCGTTCATACATTGATGGTGTCATACCGACAACTCCCTGCGTACCACTTCGTCGATTTGCGAACGCATATCATCAAAACCTTTACGCAAAAACTCCTTCTCAGCGGTCGAACGTCGGAACTTTTGTTTTACGTTTGGATCGTGAACTGATAAGGCATAGTTTGCAGAGTATCCGATACGCCCCGTAACCAGCACACCATTGATATTTAACTCTCTGAACTGACTATTTAGCAGAGTTGAGGTATCGATTGGGGTATACAAAGCAGCCTGAGAACTACCGATAATGAGCGCGGACTGAATCGCTCTTACTACCTTCCGACCTGAAATGTCATCGATAATTCTGTTCAGATTGATTTTCGCTCGGCTAATGCCTTTTACTTTACCTGCCATTATGCCCCCGTAATCAGCGCGTAATCATCAGCCAGACGTTCAAATGTGTCGGCATAGCGGATAATGCTGATTATCTCATCAGCCTCGGCCTCCAGGGGGTCAGTAAGATCAGAAACACCGATGAATAGATAGTCACCTTCATTCGCCAGGGCGTACTCAGTCCAGAACGTGTTTTTAACTACGACCTCTGATCCGAGATTCCCCATCGCTGCGGATACGCCAGCCACTTTCCGGCTGAGCCCGCCCTCGTAATCGCAGAGGATTTGCTCAGGCTCGGCATAACCAAGCGGATCGCCGTATTCGTCATTGCCTTCCAGCTTGCGCCAGATGGTCGCCGTGGCGGTGTAAGACCAGTTCGCTACTGATGACATCAGCCCTCCTTCCAGCGCAGCACTTTCGCGCCTGTCGCCCGGATGCGCGCGCAGTTGATATGCCACTCGCCGTCAGATTTAACGTAACCGGTAGTTTCCCGCCCGGTGTCGGTCATTACCCATACGCGGGTGAATGAGCGCGGCAGGCCGTGCTTAACTGATTTGTACGTCATCAGCAGCCACCGACCACATCAAAGAAGCCAACGGTATTGCCAGCGCTAATTGGCAACTCTCCTGTGCATCCACTCGTATCAAGTTGAGACAGGGAGTTGCGTAGCCAGGTGATACTGTCGTCCCCATACTCAAACGAGCGGGAAGCGCCAGACGGCGCACCCTGCGATTTGATGCGCCGCGCACCGGACGAAGTAGCCATCAACGCAGCTGCATACATCAGGATCAGCTTTGCGGAGCACTCGTCATAACCCGCACCTTCGAGGCACGGGATAATCTTGTTCACAACGCAGAGAATCGGATCCAGCAGCGCACCCGGGATGGAATAACCCAATTCACCGAGGAATTGCTGAACATCTGCCGCCGTGATTGGGTTAACCATGCTTACTTATCCTTTTTGATTGCTGCTGCCAGTGCTGCTTCTGCTTCGTCCGCGCGTTTTGTTTCTGCTGCCAGCGCGTCGGCGTGAGCTTTGTCCTTCGCTTCGCCATCGGCGATCAGCTTTTGGTTCTGCTCCAGCGCGTCGGCGAGTTGCTTTTGCAGGCCAGACAGATCTGCCTGCGGCGCGGACGGAGTTGCCACTTCAAAGGAAAGCTTCTCGCCTTTCTTCTTGTCGGTTTCCTTCGCTTTGCCGGTTTTGATCCAGCGGTCAGCAGTCGCTTCGTCTACGTCGACCACAGCGCCGACCTCCAGTTTGCGGAGATCGGCACCGGCGTGCAGGTTGCTTGCCACGATTTCTACCAGTGCCATGATTTATCCTTAGCTCGATGCGTGAATGACAGAGTATTTGTTGTTGATGTCCTGCTTCACCATCAACCCCATTGCACCCCAGGTGCGCCAGATATAGTCGCTGTTGTACTCCGGGCGTGGAGATGCAACGGTACCGATAGCCTGGCCGACGATCGGAGCGATAACGCCTGCGCCAAGCGGGACGATGACGATTTCGTTACCGGTCAGTTGGCTGTCTTCTTTAATCGCTGCCACGCCGGTCAGTTTCAGGATTTCATCCATGATGGTGCCCGACTGGAAGTTGTCAGAGAAGTAGCGCTCCAGATTGGAGATGATTTCACCGGACACATACCAGGTCTGCTCGGCATACTGGCTATTGATGCGGCGCATTTGGTCGCGCAAAGCGATTGCGCCAGCGCGAATCTGCTGGGATGTCGCAGTACCTGAAGTAAAGTCGATGTTCAGGCCGGAAGCGCCAAGGTCGATTTGCGCCACACGCTCATCGTCTTTGATGCCTTTCCAAGTCAACCCATCGAATACGGCGAAGTTACCCGCTTTATCACGGAAACCGTTGAAGATGTAATCGACGTAACGGCGTTGAACGTCTTCAACCGAACCACGCTGCGCATCAGACTGTGACTGCAATGCCTGAGGGCTGTTGAAAATCGGGTCACGCCACTCAAACTTAAACCCTGAGTCATGGATCGGCACCATCGTGCCATCGAAGGAATAGCTACGAGCATCAAGCGCCGCGCCAACCTGTCCGGACATGGAAGTGTGGGCCCAGCCGCGACCGCCGGTACGAGCGTAGTCGTAGCGAGACTGTTCGATTCGCACCGAACGCGAGAGCGGCATCAGGTCATTCAGCAACGTGAATTCGGTGTTCGGTTCGAACTGCTGCAACACGGTGGTATCAAATGCGCGGTACAGGCGGCGAATGTCATCTACAGCGTTTACCGCGTCCAGATGACCATTCTCGCCAAAGCGCGTACGAGCCAGAAAGTCAGCAACAGCCTGAGCACTGGCATTACGCTCATTTTGCAGGCTGTTGAACTGCCACTGGTTAACTTCTGCGTTACCGGTCTTTTCGCCGATAGACTTGGAGAATACAAACATTCAGTGCTCCTTACTTGAACACAACACGAATCAGATCGCCCGCCACCGCAGTGACAGCTTTATCTTCTTCGATGTAGGCGAATACAACGGCATCAGCGACAACGGCGGTGACGCGACCATTTGCGACGGCAACAGGCTGGCCTTTGGTGTAGGTACCGGCAGCGGCCCGAACGTTCAGGAACATACCTGGCAACGGATGAATGCCAACGACCAACTCATTGGTTGGAATGGCATCATCAACGCTCAGGCAGCGCAGGTAATCTTTGTTTGCCACGTACTTAATCGCTGCTTCTGCACCTGCCACAGAAGCCGTGAATTTATCCGTGGCGCTGAAGAATCCCACGGTGCCAGGCAGAGTAGATGCAGCTGCGCCGCCTTCACGGTTGAGAAGCGGGTTCGGGAATACGCCACCCGCGTGGATGATATGCTTTCCATCTTTAGCCATTATTTACTCCGGCATTTCGCTGACTGATTCTGAGGAATTGACCTGGCGGAATGCACCATTCAGGCCGGTTGATTTCTGGCTGTTGGCATACAGTCGGTCTAACGCTTTGCCATCCAGATCTGCGACTTCTTCATCGCTCATGTTCATGGCGAGCTTCACAGCGTTACGCTTGTCGGCTTTCTCTTTGTCAGAGTTAACTGCGAGGCCAGATTTAACGGCAGCCAGATCATCAGCGAATGGCTTAAACCATGCTGGAGCTTCCTGGCTGTTATTGGCCTGCTCTTTCGCTTTGTCGTCAGCTTCTTTCTTCAGGCGCGCGGCCTTCTCTTCAGGCGTTTCGGTTTTCGCGGCTGCCTTCTCGGCGGCCATCTGGTTGTATGCGTCCATCAGCTCGTCGTCGGACTTGCCATCAGTCGGCTTACCAGCGGCTTTCAGCGCATTGATAATCAGTTCTTTCATCGGATCGTTCTCTCCGTTGGTTTTAATCTCGTACTCAGTGGGTTTGCGCACGACTTCTACAGGTTCGCCGACGAACACGGCCTTGCCGCCCTCATCGATGAGGTACTTCTGTTTGAAATATTTGGCTTCATCGCGATAGATGAAGGTGTCCGGCCAGACTGACTCAGGCCAGAGGTATGAATCCTTACCCCGGCCCTCGCGAAGCTTGTCGCTAATGGCGCGCTGGATATCGTCGAAAGAGAAGTTAGAGGCGTTGGTGAAGAAGAATTTGGTTTTGTTCAGCAAGCCTTCCCTTGTGAGGTCTGAGGCGTCTGCCAGGTTAGCAGTCTGAATCTCCATTTCATCGCCTTGGGCATTAACGAAAATTCCAACACCTTCCTGTGGAGTTCCGGCTGGGGTCTCATGCAAAAGGATGGCGCAGTGGTCGTATTCCTGATTAGTTGCCACCCATGTATGTTTCTTGCCTTTGGAGACGCCATTTCGCGCAACTTTGTTAAGCCCCAACCCGGTAGATACTCCGATCGGCTCTACTGCCTTTCCTTCCTTCATATCATCAAGGCGGTTAACGACCTCTTTGCCCTTCTCGGTCGCCTCGGCAAATCTGCGGTTGACGCACATATCCATCAGTACGCGATCACCATCCTTTCGTACGTTTCGGGCAAATGCACCGATGTGATATTCGTTCACGGCGCGCACATTGCTGGCACTGACGTATTGCCCGTCAATCTTAGGATGCCCGTATGGCATGGGCTTACCTTCAAGACTCTTAAAGCCTTTTGCTATCTCGTCTGCCGGGTACAGTCCGCCATTGAGTACGATATCGTCGATAACCGGACAGACGTCCTTCACGACGATGTGCTCAACGCCATCAATTGTTTCTGAGGTGATGTTTGAAGCGGAGTTGATGACCGACAGCACGTTTACGCAGATGCGTGACATGCTGTGTCCTCGTTGGTGGATTTCAGGCAATAAAAAACCCGCCGGAGCGGGTTAGTGTTATTTAGATGAAGTCATCACCGGTAAATCCGTGGGATTCAGCCCACTTCATAATTTTCATCCGGGCCTCACTTTCATCTTCGGTGATAACTCCGTAGGAGTGAACCTCATCCCCATGATCAGACTTAAAAGTAGCCGTAAACTGACTGCGACCGCCTTCCGCCTGACTCTTAATTAGCTTCATCTCATTAACCCAATTTTTATATGTGTTAATGAGATTGCCACTGCTTGCGCTCTTTAGCCAGCTTATCTGCAAGTCCATCGTTATAGAGCTTGCCGTCATCATCAAGAAGGCACGGGGTGTTCGAGCAGTAACAGTTATAAGAGTTACCATCCTTCGCGTAGAACTCGGCAACCTCTTCGGTAGAGAAGGTCTTGCCGTGACGTGCAGCGTGGGTGGTCCTGGTCGTCGGCTTCAACGCTGAAATCCAGAGGATTGCAGTATTTAGCCCAAGCCTGTCCTTGGCCCAGTCGGTTTCATTGCGCTGCGCCTGCCTTAGCGCGCCGACCTGCTCAGTCTGAGCGATGGTCTTCGCCTTCGACATGCTCACATCGAGGCGCTTGCTAACGATGCTGGCCGTCTCGCGCGGGTTAATGCCGCGACCGATTGAATCGGCAATGACATTGGCAAGGTCTGCACGCGCGGTGTCACTGATGCCCTTCCAGTCGCTGTACGTGCTAACGTAGGCGCTGGCTATCTGGTTCTGGTATGCCGCACTTGAAAGCAACTGCTGCAGCGTCGTCTGGCTAGCGTATACCGGTGACTGCACCGACAGGTTAGTGAATGCGCCCAGCGTGCCACGCTCGTACTCAGCTGCGACGTAATCCATAGCCCAAATGTTCTGGCTGCCGCCGTCGAGAAGCTCGTCATCGAGTATCCTCTGAACCACCTGCAACAGGTCAGCCATTTGCGCCGCTGTCATATCGTAGATGTACGTACCGGCGTTCACCTGGTACAGCGACGGCTCTGCACCCTCGTTGTTGCACATCATCCATGACCGCTCGCCGTTGGTTTCCCGCTGGCGCCCGGTCAGTCGCAGGTCGAACACATCCTTCAGGCGGCGCTTAATGTTGAGATACCGGTCTTCGATATCGTTGAACATCCGGCTTACCTGCCGCGATGACTGCGTGGGGTCAGTTTTATTGCGCGGTACGATTGGCGTCCCGATTCTGGTTTGCGCTGTCGTCATCATCTGTCAGCGGATCCTTATCGGTTTGCTTTACATCAGGGTTAGGTGGCTGCACGACCTTGCGAGGCTCAAGCTCACCTACTGCGCGGATTTCGTTTTCATCCACTGCCGGAGTGCCGTATGCCTGCTGGGTGTCTTTCGCCACAACAGCCATTGCCTGCATGTTGGCAATCTTCTCTTTTTCGCTTGGTGCGAGCAGATCAGACCATGCCAGCGTGACTTCCCCAGATGATGGTGGATCAATGACACCTACCGTCCAGAAGCGCTCAAGCACACTCTCTACCACCATCGACTGGAATCCCCAGCGGCGGCCATTGCAACGCTTCGCCCAGTCTGTCTTATCCTCATCGGAGGCAAGTCGCCCCGTCTGCTGACCAAACAAGATGGTAAACGGGCATTGAATAGAAGATGCAAACTCGTTAGCGGCCACCGTCCATGTAGGAGATGGATCGGCTGCTGCCACGGAGAGCACCGACGGAGTACCTGCCTGCATTACCAGGGCCGCATCAGTACCACGGTTCATCTTGGCTACTTTGTCGTTTAGCGCTTCCCCAAGGTCTTTATAGCCAGCCTCTGTGGCTTGCTTTGATAGATTCGCTATGCCAGTTTCTTTATCAAAAGCTATCGCAAGTTGGCGACTGGCGTTCTTCAGGAATCCTTCTGCACTACCGCCCGATACCTTTTCCAGGTCGAGTAGTTTGTTATATCCCGCGCGCAGGAACGGCACTCCGGATAGCATGTTCTCATCTTCAGAGCCTTCGCAAAGAATGATGATTCGCTCGGGGTGTACGGTAACGCCCCGCACCGGGCCGTACGTACCGTCATCACCAACGGGCTGCTCGTTGAAGTTGTACGAAACAGGCTGCCCGTACGTTTCTGAAAGCGTGTCAGTGTCGAAGTTGCCTGGCTTTATCTGCGATTCCCACGCGGGGATCAGCTTAACGATGGGTCCACTGCCGATATTCCGCAGAGATTTCACCTTCGCTCGGTCTACCGGCTCGTGCCATTCCCTGCCATCGCGGAACTGAATTAGCAAAGCCGAGTACCGGCCAACCAGGTTACGGCGATCCGCATCCTTGATTTTAGGCCAGTGCTTCTTCAACAATTTAGTGACTGACTTTTCCCAGTCCGTTGTCTCGGTCGACTCCTTGCCGCCGTCACCATCGATTATCGTCGGGTTATCTACCCAGCACGAATCGAGAAGCTTGTGAACGGCGGCAAACGCCACCGCGTTACGCTCATAAGCACGGTAATAGCGGTCGAATTCCAGGTTGTTGGGATAGCCGAACTCATCCCACAGCTTAGTTCGCTTGGTATTCCCCGGCTGGCCTGCGTACAGCATGCGCTGCCGCCCGATAGCATCAGCAAGGGCGTTAACGAGGAATGAAACCTCGCCTTGTTGTTCACTCACTGATGAGCTCCTTAGAAGAATACTGCGCCGACCTGCTTGTGGTTGTTCTTCGCTACAGCAAAGTAGCGGAAGCCGTCAGCGCCGTGTGATGTAAAGTCATGAAGCGGTTTATCTTTCCAGCAGCCGCGCTTGTCGTCCCACTCCTTGCGATAGCCCTCTAGGTGGGATATGCCCTCGGCACACTTCTCCTCATCGAAGACGCAGGACGGGAGAATTTCACGCACCGACTCAATGCCGGTATCGACACCTGTTTTAGGCACAACGTTGAATGTCATCGAATAAACCTGGCCGTCGATTTCATAACCTTCCTGCGCAAGCTCTTTACGAGACTTGGCATCAGAGCCGAATTCACGGTTTTCAATATCGTGCGGTCCCCAGTGCTCGCCGTACTCATAGCCCCGGTCTTTCAGCACCTTCATGTAGTGCCGTAGACCCTCGCCGGAGTTTTCGTAGTAGTCGATGACGTGGAATTCAGTGCCAACCTCGCGAACGAACCAGATGGCCGTGGAGTCACCCACACCGATATCCCAGAATGTGTGCACCGGGAGGTGTGAGTTATCCGGGATCTGTCCGATCCGCTTATTGGTGTAGAGCCAGCGGAACTGTTTGGCGTAGTACGCGCCCTCGACCGACTGCTGGAACGCTTCGGCCGGAATAGTCGGGTATTCACGCTTCATGTCGTCGCCGAGCGTTTTCTCTTTCGCGTAGTACCAGGCTTTTTGGCGCTCGTTTACGACAACGCCGTGCTTCGTTTCCATTTCAGCGAAGTAATCAACCAGGCGCTGCGGTAGCGGTTCTACCGGGTCGATTGCGTACTGGGGATTCTTCCACCAGGAGAAGAAGAAAAACTTCCAGTCGAGCGGTGAGAGCACCTTGCCCTGCAATAGCGCCTTCTCTGCCGTCTGGCAGTAATCGAAGAAGTAACCCGCCCGCCCCTCCGCCGTGCTCTCGATAGTGGCGAAACATCCGGTTGATACCGCCTCAAACGCACCAGTAACGATCTCACGGGCTTTATGCGGGAACTTGGCGCATATCTTCCCGAACTCGGAAACGTGCAGGTAACGTAGCGTGCCGCCACGGAATGACGTGCTGACGTAGAGCGAACCGCCCTTCTTGAAAACGAGCTCACCGGAGGAGTCATTGCTGGCTGGATTAGCCGCCTTTATCTCTGCCGGCAGCTTGTCGTATGCGTACTTCACCTTTTCGCGGAACAGGCGCTTTGCGTCATTCAGCGTATGGGCGATCAGCGCGCACTTAGCAGACTCAAACAAGGCCGCATCCAGCTGGATAATGCACACCTCAGTTGTGAAACCGAGCTGACGAGCTTTCAGTATGATGTTGCGGGTGTGGATCCCCTCGAAGTATTCCCGCTGCTCAGGCGTCATCCTGAACCGCGTAGGCTTACCCTCTTTGTCGGTTATCCAATAGAGATTATTCAGCCGCCAGTCTTTATCGGACAGCAGCTTTATGTGCTCAGGTTTCATTACGCCCCCTGAGACAATGAATCCATCAGGTTAGACAGGTCGTCGACCGTCTTATTGCCTTCCTCAGTGTCGAGGTTGTACGCCTTCCGCTCTGCGTTAATCACTTTGATTTGAGCATCTACACCGGCGGTGATCGAGCGAGACATTGAAACGTGGTTGTCTTCCGTAATTTCAGCATCTTCGAGGAAGTCGCGTAACTTGTTGGTGATGCCTCGCCATGCTGCTAACCCTTCACGATGAGCCATGACAACAGCAGCGGCCTCGTCGGATGCCTGGTCAATTATTTGCTCATCAGTAACCACTGGTGCCTGGTTACCGTCTTTGGTTACTGACTTGGTTACCTTAGCTTTAGTGGCGGCTCTAACCTTGTCGGTCAGGTCCCGCTGCCATCCCTCTTTGTTTGCTCTCTTCAGGATGGTTGCGTGGTTAACGCCATGCTTCTCACCAATTGCTCTGACTGACAACGAACCAGCTCGGTACGCCGATTCGATGGCCTCCCAATCTGGTTTGGTCATTAGTTACTCCGTTGTTTGTTCTGCCTTGCTCTTGGCCTTCAGGTAATCGCGGGTAATGTCGACCAGCAGAATCCGAAGCGCCTCATCTTCAGAGATGCGCTGGCTAAGTCCATTAGTGCGGCGCAGTAGCTCGCTGGCTACGGCCTGAGCCTCTTCCCCTGCCGCTGAAACATCCAGACTCAAGGTGACCGGGATAAACTCGCTCTTCATGATGCGGTGCCCTCTGTTTCTGCCGATGGCTGTTCTTCTACCACCGGGACAAAGTGGAACTGCTCCACGCTATCAGGTCGGAAATAACGCCACTCGCCTGTGTCAGTCGCCAGCGCTACGAACCCGTTAATGATTTCCGGCTGGCTTCGCTTCATCAGTCCGGTGAAGGTTTCTTTCGATGTGGTGGTGATAGTGATTTGGTAGATGTCGGACATTGAGAACCTCTTTATCCGCGATCGGGGATATTATTATTTTATCCCCGCAAGGGGATATCACCATTACGATGCGGCTGCTCAAGTTTATAGCAATAAAAAACCGCCCGTGGGCGGTTAGTAGAAATTTGCTTTCGCTTGAATCTCACAAGCTCTTCAGCAGGGTGACCCTGAAGCAGCGGCTGACTAATGAGTTATTTTTCCAGTTTAACAATTTATCCATAAGTTTTTTAGTCATATCGGCTCCTTTTGCACAGAGGTAAGTTGAGGTAAAGCTAATCATTTCAGCTATAACGAAGTTTGACAAGAAGACAAGTGCGCCACCACTTGCACCAACAATAACGAAGGTTAATACCAACCTCAAAAGACAGCTACCGCTTATTTCTAAGCTCTTTATAGCGCATAATTTTAAAAAGGAAAATATTTTACTGTCACATTATCGAAGCCCCTCAGCGAAGAGCTTCTGTAATGGCTATCGCCGCATCTATCTCAGGAAGAGGTTCGCTGAATACTCGCCGTCGATGAATACATCACATTCTTTCGCGCCAGGAGAAAACTTACAGCGCGCCATAACTTTTCGCCCCTCGTAAGTTCCGTTGTAAACATTTATATAGCTTTGGCTGAAAGCAGCCGAGAGGCTTTTATCTTGGTTAAGGAATGAGTCATCAATAACCAAAACGTCATTGACCCATAACTTCAACATACCATTGGGCATATTGGCGCTGATGAGCATCTGCTCGCCATTAGATGAGCGATAAGGTTGCTGCGCTGAGTAGTTGGTACAACCTGTGACCAAAAGTGCTACAAATAAAGCTGCTATGATTCTCATGGAGACCTTTACCTAAGTTAAATTATTGATTGATATAACTTTAACCATCAAAAACTAAACGATTAGGATCTGGTTGTACACATTAACGTTGTTATTTGTGGTTAGCACTATCAATGCTCAAGCTGCACTGCCAGCCTTATAGTTTGTGTTTTTCACAACAGGCTTATGGTTTGATAACACTCCGCGTAACAGAAAGGCTTTAGTTGCTACTTCAGGCACTGCTCTTTGATGTAGTCCTGTAAATAACCAACCTGCTTTGTCACTGTGACGATTCCCTTTCTGAGGGTAAAATAATCCCGTTCAGCGGAGTCAGTAAGTCGGGGGCTGGAAGCATCGCCCATGCCGCCGGTGCTGGTCGCTCCGTTCGCGGGACATCTGGCGTTGACGTGCAGCCCACATTTACCAGTGCTAACGCAACGCTGCAGATCATCAAGCTGCTTTTTCGCATCTGCTAAGTCCTGTGTGTATTTTGCATCCAGCGCAGCAACCTCTCGCTGCCGGGTTGTCATATCAGTTATTGTGGCGTTAGCCAGATTTAGCGCCTGAGTTTTCTCATCGCGCTGTTTTTTGTATTCGGTGGCGTTGCCGCGGTAGTGGCTAATTGCCAATGCCATCGAAACCAACAGGCAAATGACTGCCGCGCAGATGATTGCTGTTAATCGTCTCATTTATCCAGACCCCAGCACGTTAACGCGCTTTCCTGGTCACGCCGCTCGACCTGACCATAACAGCCATTCTTCTGGCCTTTCGTCAGACGACAATCACGGCCACCATCTTTAATCCACCACCGGATCGCCTCGCATGCGCCTTTACGGTCGCCGGAGTTGATGCGCTGATAGAATGTTGACGGGTAGCATTTGCCGGGGCCGATGTTGTACGGACAGAACGACGCGATACCCACTTTCTGCGGTGCGGTGAGGGTAACTTTGATGTTACGGTCTACCCAAGCCAGCGCCTTATCACGCTCGATAGCATTCACTTTCTTGCACTGCGCCTCTGTAGCAGTCATGCCTTTTACGACGCGCTTGCCATCTATAACTGTCACACCATGGCAAAGTGACCACACACCGCCGGGGTCCATAACAGCAACATGTGCATTGCCTTCTTTCTCGCTGATGAACTGATCAAACAAAACCGGTGCTGATGCGCCAGCTGCAATCAGTGAAAGCATGATGGCGCTTAGCTTGGCCTTGTTGCCCATTATTCACCTCGCGCGGCTTTACGCCGGTCCTCTTTGATTTTGAAATAAAGGTTTGTCAGATAGGTCAGCAGACCAAACACCAGGCTCCCGATGACACCGATAGCCGCCCATTGGGATGGCGACACCTTGTCAGTGAACTGCAACAACCAGTACCCAGTGTTGGTGGCTGATGCGCCATAGGCGATGCCTGTTGTTAGTTTGTCCATTCGGTACATGCTCTCACCTCGCGTTGTTAGCGGGTGCTGTGTCGTAGTAGGGGAAAGGCCGTCAGACAAATATGCTACGGGGCATCTGAGTTTGAATGTCTGCGGCCTGCAATAAAAAAGCCAGCGGCTAGGCTGGCAAGATGAGGGTAAAGCAATGTCAGCTCTTTGGCTGAAGATACCCTGGCTTGGGTTTGGTGTGTGGTGTCCAGGCGATTGACTCTGGCAGGCAGAAAATGGCTGCGACCCTACTCAAATAATCAAGATGACATCACCACAACGGAAAGAGCACTGGCTTACCAGGCGCGGCTTCTTTGCAATTACCGCCACCGACTCCTTCACGATTATCGGAGCAATGCTCTTACCTGTTGTGCACTCCGTTTCGTGGAGTAGACGGCTGGCGATCAACCCAGCACCTATCGAGACTTATTTAAGCGGGAATGCTCATGCTCGTGTCTGGCTCACCTGGCTGGATTCGAACCAGCGACCGACAGCTTAGAAGGCTGCTTCTCTATCCACTGAGCTACAGGCAAATTTGGTGGGCCGTGAAGGATTCGAACCTGTCTACCCTTCCCTTATGAGGGGACCGCTCATACCAAATGAGCTTCCGGCCCAGAAACGACAAAGGCCCCGGGGTTAACCGAGGCCTTTTTATTCTGTACCGTAACAATTCACGGATTTGTAGTGTTAGAGCGAGATTAACACAGTTTCCGGAAAAGTAAATAGCCCACGATAATTTCATGAGCTATTTTTTAACGCACTATCGAGTTATTGCTTTGAGTTGTGATTCTGCCCACGCTTCTTCGATATCGAATTTAGTTATCAACTGGTCGTAGAATGGTTTAACTGACTTCTCCCAGGTGGCTACGCTGATTGCGTCAGTGATTGAGCAGATGGCAGCGTGCGCCTCCGTTGAAGGAATGCGCTCATAGCCACGGCCTGAACACCGTTTGCAGCTCCCGATGACTGGCACGCCCTGCTCTTTTGTCAGCTTCTCGTTTACTGCCTTGCCGCGCCCGTGACAGTCATTGCATGATGCGCTGATTACTCCCTTCCCTTTGCATTTCTGGCATAGCACCCGAGCGACTTCTCTCACCTGCCTGTGTACCTCATATGTTGAGGGTTTAATGTTTTCCACGCCTATGCGGATCGACATTTTGACGAATTCTTTTTCCCTGGCTGGGGTATGCGTTTTCATGCTGAACACATCCGCCTCAATGAATCCAACCCCCTTACAGCAATCGCATGTTTTATTACTGGCGGCGCTACGGGAATAATCCTCGTAAGCGAACGTTGCGAGCTGTTGCATGACCAATGGTTTAATATCTGATTCAAGCTTACGTAAGGCGGCAACCTTATCGCAGCAAGTCATTGCGTACTGGGCCAGCAGATTAATAGCCTTCTCACGGTCGTTTCTGCTGATGCCCATCTTCCCGAGGAATGCGCTATACCCCATAGCGGCTCTCTCCTGAGTCATCCCCATAGCAGCCATGATGTCAGTACCAGTCAGTGAATCCGAGGCGGTGGCACGCGGGGAGTCGCTGATCTGCGTTGATTTAGCGAAGTGGTATTTCACTGTGCTTTCGAGGTTCATGCTGCGGCTCCTAATGGCTGATTAGTTTTCTGGCTGTGTCTGGCGATCGGCGGTAGCTCTGCTCGCTTGATGCTTTCATACTGGTAACGCAGGAAGTCGGAGAAGGTCATTCCTCTACCCTCTCGTTCTGCCATAGAGGGAGCGGTGATTTTTCACCAGCGCGACGAATACGTGACTTGGCGTTCTTCTCAATCTGGATTAGCTTTTCAATGTTCTGGCGACGCTGCTTTTCTTCCCTGCGAAGGTACTTAACGCTTTCCATGTAACGAGACTCCTGGTCGCAAAGAGTCATCAGGAAGTCAAAAGGCTCAATCAGTGATTCACACCTCCGGCATCGTAGCGTCCTGTCTTTTTCGTTAACCCACACATTCGAATGCAGGCACATCACCTTCTGCCCCTCGCGCTGAATCACCATCCCATCCTGAAGGTCATCTTTCTTTGTCGGGAACGCGACAACCTTGCCCAGCTCGATTTCAGTTTCTGTGCTCATGCGACCTCCAGTTCGGTGATGGTCAATTCTAGTCGTCCGCCTTTTACGATCGGCATTTTCACGACCCGGTAATCGACAACCTGACAGTCATCAGCCCAGAATCCTGCTTTAGTCAGAGCATCGAATGCGGCCTTTTGCAGGTTGTCGAGGTCACGACGGCGGCGATCGGGCATGTGGCACTCAATGCGGATCTTTAGCGGCGACTCGGTGCGGATATCGAGCATCCCATCGGCGATGATTTTCGACACTGCGGAACGGTATGCGATACCGTCCGCGCTGATGTGAGTGCGCCCTCTGTTGTGCCGGTAGTAACGGTTATTGCTCGGCGGCCACGGCAAGGTGATTCGATATTCGTTCATATTTTTACGAGCCCCTCTTTCAGCCAGATAACCTGTGTGCGAGCCATCCCTTCCAGTGCGCACTCTTTCGCGTATTCCGCGTCAACCAGATGTGTGCGGCGGTCAACCTCATCGTGACAACTACTGCATGAGATTGTGGCGATAAGGTCAGGCGGCTTAATTCCGGTACCGCACAGACCAGCCAGACGGATATGCGCCAGAATGGACGTTTCGGGGTTGCCGTTGCACACTCCAGGGATTCTTACCTGGCATTCACGGCCCCGCGCCGCTTTGCGTAAATCAGCCATTTGCTTTTCTCCGGGCAGCACGGCGCAGCCACATGACATCAGCCAGGTAAGCCGTATAGTGGAATGTAGGGATATCGGATGGGTTGACGATCGGCTTGCGCTTACGGCGAGCTGGCACCTTGAAGATGCCGCGCTCCATTACTTTAGCGAGAGGTGTCATTACGCCTCCTGCTTATTGCGAAGCTGCTCGAATTCACAGCCAGATGGAATAGTCAGCGCCAGACCGAACTGGGCGCACCAGGCTTCGACCTTGCACAGGAAGATATGCATTTCACCGGTATCAAGTTGCGACGTGTGTCGAGGCTCCCAGGTGGATTCCTTTTGGCCGGTGATAAAGTCGGTATAGGTGACCTCTTCGCATCCGAGATAGGTCTTTTTGAGGTTGCGCTTAACCCACTCTGGGGTGGCGTCAGTGCGACCGGATTTAACCAGGTATTCGCTGATTTCACCCAGCCACAAATGAAGAAGTGAATTTTGCGACAGGCTGCGTTTCTCGCGCCATTCCTTCACCTGCAAGCGCAGAGGAATACCGGTAGCGAGTTGCTCTTGCAGAAGCTTGCCGACAGCCGCAAAGTTGCCAGCGTGCAGCTTTATGCCGCACTGAGGGATATTCATAAGACCTCCAGAACGGAGAGCGACAAATGCAGAAAGTCGCAGGTGCATTGCTGCATCTGTGACGGGTGATTTGATGTGTTCTTTGTGTGTAGCATGCGATTTCCCAATCACATGCAGAGGTCTTACCGCCGGGCGTTCAACTCCGACGGCAAGACTAGTTTGCCAGGATGTATAAATTAATCAATCGTTGCTTGACGTTGAATTTGTGGGGTCGAATGGGTTAGGCATCGCGATTCTCCTTGGGCGGAGCATCCATCATTACGCGCTGCATGCGTCGGGCGCATTTCAGGCGAAGCTTTCGCGCTGACTGCTCAATAGCTTTTGCTGGCCTGCCAAGCAATGAGCACAGAATCAGGTTCGGCAGCATTACAGTGATTACATAGCGGTTAAATGTCACGGCTTCACCTCCTGCTGCGGTGCTGCTGGCCTAGAGTGCCAGTGGGTAAAGGTGTTGGCTGGCAGCTTATCGTATTCCTCGTACCAGTCCTGCCATTCCTTACCATCCCACGAATAAGCAGCGTACTGAACCACATCTCCACAGCATGTGATAACTGGCACACCGATATGCGGCATCCGCTCACTGCAAGCCACCCAACCTTCCTGAATCACCGGAGAGTTGCCATCGGCTTTATCCTGAAGCATGCGCCGTAATGCGGAAAACTCCTCCTTATCCATACTCAAGCTTCCATCATCGTAATCAGTACAGCGCGCAAACAACTCTTCGATACTCCAATTTTCAAAGCTCATGATTTACCTCCCTGAAGCATGGCGGTGCGGCAGGCACTAATTGCATTCTGAATACGCTTAGCATTCGGTACCGCCGCAAAGGTTGGCACAGGAATCTTCAGTATCCATTCCAGCACCGCCTCCAATTCAGTGACGTCTGGCACTACCTGCTGCGCGTTCCGGTAATTCTCAAGCTCTGCTCGCTCGGAGGTGGTGGTGAGGGGCTGCGGGGCGGCTTTCTTCACTTCAATTAGGTCTTGGATAACATTTGCTAGCCTGTGATTACCGTCAATATTTAAATCGTGAATAAGTAAAGTAAGCTCAGGGTCTGGCAACGAGCAATCGCAAGGCACAAGAATTCCATCTCCCCATGGTTGAACGCCGCCACTATCAGCCATTCCGGTATCATTGCATTTCGGACACGCCACAGGCTCCGCTTCCATCCCCGCAAGCGCCATGCGTGCCAGTTGCAACTCTATTGCTAATGCTCGCTCTTTTAGTGACTCCGGCTCTCCGGTAAGCATCATCTCTAAAAACTCAATGCGCGACATTGCCTCTGCGATTAACTGCTCTTTGGTGAATGTCATGGGTTAGTCCTTAGGCGCACATGCGCCGCGCAGATATGCTTCGCCTTCATTCACCTTTTTAACTTCTGCAAATGCTTTTTTACACGCTGATTCTGAGGTGAATTCTTGAGTCGCCAATGATGGGCTATTTCCGTTATAGCCACCAAGCATCCAAATAAATAATACCCACATGCTCATTCCCCTTTCACTGTGATGCCAGCGGCGCAGTTAGAGCAGCGATATGGCTTGTACCATTTCTGATATCCCGGTCTTAATCGGCGGTAGCGCTCATCGGTGATGAATTTGATGTATACCGGCGTCGTGCTTTCCCAGGCTATAGCGTTGCAGTCTGGAGCGATCAGCTCAGCGATGCGCTTCTCTGCGGCCTCCATCGCCTCTACCAACGCGTTAGCTTCATCCTCTTTCAGCACTACAGTGTCGAAGCTTTCGGTCTGTTTTTTGATTTTGGCAATCAGCGCCTGTGTGTCGATGCTCATTGTGGCCTCCATCCTTCACATCTGTAGTCACGACAGCCATCAAAATCGTACGGGTTGAACTGCCAGCTAATCTTTCCGCAGCAAGGGCAATTCCAGCGCACCTTCCCACTTCGGGTAGCCTGTCTGCGGTTGTGCTTTTTCAGCCAGTCGGGCATCAACAGGCCAGCGCCCTGCACCATAGTGCGGCGGTTCAGTTCGTTGATGTTGAATGTGCGGCGTTTGACTGCATCAGCAGTTGCGAAGGGAAGCCAGACAATACCAGGCTCGCCAATGTTTGCTGCTAAGAATACGAAAGCCTTGCTGAAATCATCAGTTGGCAGGCCGCCACTTTGCAGCCAGTAGACGTCATTGCCGTTCCAGTCGCCTTTCTTGTAGGCCACGTAAGCATCACACCCAGGCACAGTAACGCTCTCAGCGGGAATGCGCTGGCAGTCAACATGCCAGACAGCAAGGGCATCAACATTGTCAGCGCATACAGGCTGATCAATCTCTCGCCCGAGGTTCCAGCTCCGTTGTGCTTCTTCCTGCGTGTAGACGTGCGAGCGGTCGATGTCAGAGCTGTACCCATTACCATTTTGGCAGTGGAATGAGGCGTTATTACCCACCGTTTCGCGAGTGCAGAGCATGTAGAAGCGGTCGCTCATGCCGCACCTCCCTGGCGAAGCTGGGCGGCGAACTCGTTGGCAACAACTGAATACGGATGCTCATGAGGACCGACAACCTTCAGGCTGGCTGCAAACATCTCCACCCCGCTGGCCCGCACTTCGGCAAGAAATGCGTCTGTGGCTGGGGTTTTGGGCCATCCCATATTACGTAACGCAGGAGTGCTCCTGTAGTCATCCTTCAGCGCCGCATTCTCAGCAACAACGCTCTCTAACTGACTTGTGAGGGCTGTGAGTTGGGACTGGATTTTGGATAATTCGGCAAGGTGGTCTTCGTACTTAACAAGCGCACCACTGTCGGAGAATTGCAGCCCGGACATTCCGTCTGCCGAATACCCGTCTTGATAACCGTAGTCATAACGTTTAATGCTCATGCTTATCTCCCGCTCCTGATTTCTTTCAGGCGCTGATTAAATAGGTTAGATAGGGGGTTTACGGTGCTTTGTGCTGCGAGGGATGGTCGTTTCTTTGGGGCTGTTACCGGTCTTTCTTCTGGGTCTACCAGGTAATACCGGTATCGCCTTTCAAATCCCTCTCGTCGTAAAACTTTTGCTCTGGTGAGGTTTACAAGAATTGTTGCTGTAGAACCTCGGGGAATTTTTGCTTCGTGTTCGATGTGAGTCAGGTAGCAGCCAGGGTGATCGGTGACGTACTGGATGACATTTTCGATGTAGCCTTTGGATTTCATAGATTCCTCCGGATAGGAACCGATCAGACATCAGCCCCTTTCGAATAGCGGCTTACGCTAAGTTTCTTTGTTGAGAGGTTCCGTGTTTCTTCCTGATTGCATGGCATGAAGTGCCCGTTAACGAATCGCTGATAAACGGTTCCGAGCGTGCCGAATCGGTTTTTGGTCACGATGACCTCTGCGAATGGCGCTGCGGGGGAATGCTCGTCGTACACAGCTTCTCGGTAGAGCATGATGATGCAGTCTGCATCCTGCTCAATGCTTCCAGAGTCGCGAAGGTCGGCGTTGGTCGGGCGCTTGTTTGGACGCTTCTCAACATCGCGTGACAGCTGGCTCAATGAGATGACCGGGGTCTTAAAATCCTTCGCCATGGCTTTCAGGCTGCCGGATATGTGCGCGATCGCCAGGTCGTTACGGTCTGCTTTCGGCTTGGATATCAGGCCGAGGTAGTCAACCAGGATTAGCGACAGCGCCGGATGCTCCCGCTTGTGCCGTTCGGCTATGCTGCGTATCTCTTCGACGGTAAGTTTCGACGAATCAACCATCCACACATCCAGGTCTTTCAGGTGGCAGATGGCGTTGAATACCCGCGCCCATCCTTCGTTATCCATGTTCGCCGGGTTTCGCAAGACGTTGACGGCCATATTTTCTCGACCGGCAATACTGCGTTCGGCGATCTGCAGGTTGCTCATCTCCATGCTGAAAATAAGAACCCCGCGCAGACTGTCAGTGCCGGGCATCGGTCGGCTAGCAACGCCTTCCGCAATTTTCAGCGCAAGTTCTGTCTTGCCCATACCAGGTCGCGCCGCAATAATCACCAGGTCCTCCGCATTCATGCCTCCGGTAATGGCGTCCAGCTCGTCGATCCCGGTTTTCAGGGTGTCAGACTCTTCGCCATTTTTGAGTCGGCTCTCCAGTGTGTCGGCGTAATCGTCCAGCACATCACCGAGCCGCACCGGGCTAACCTCAGTTTTTGGCTTCCTAATCACAGACAAGCGCTTAACCAGTTCGTCCATGGCCTGACCTGAAGAGTCGATGGTGCCGTTCTGAATGGGGTCCCGTAATTCTTCCATGAGGCTTAGCACGAGGCGGCGGTGGTAATTATCTGCAACCATACCGGCGTAGCCTTTCAGGTTTGCAGCGCTTGGGCATGCCCTGGCTGTCATCATGACGGAGGTGGAATGTTCTTCACCGCATTCCTCAGCAACCATCAGCGCATCAATCAGGCTTCGATTTCTGGCTTGCTTTCGGATCACCTCAAAGGCTTTCCGGTAGAGCGGTATCGAGAATGCTTCAGGTTCCAGAGTAGCCAGCACATCGCCAGCTGCGGGAGTCAGTCCGCCAAGCAGTAATCCTCCGATTACACTTGCTTCGATATCCTGTCTCATAGCGATCCCTCTTTCACTTTGCGAAGCGTCTTTGGCTCCATCAACGTATCGAAGTTTGCACACCACCCCGATCCATCCGGTCCACCGAAATAAAAGTCTCTGGCATTTTCGATGAAGGCTTTGAAATAGTTACGGAATCCATCAACGTTTTTCTTAGCCAGATGCGTTGCCAGCTCACGGATTGCGATTTCACGATCCCGGTATAAATCAGCAGAAGGCATTCTTCCGCCAGTTACTTCGTTGTAGGCATCGATAACGGCCTGGCAGTCAATATCCACACCATCACGCTGCCACTTCTCAGCGTCCACAAGATACCCATCGAAGTACTTAACGCGGCAGATGCTTTCGGGCTTGATGTACGAGCCGCCCTTAAGTTTCCAGGTTTTAATTATCCATCTCGTTACCAGACAGACGTCTTGCAGGGTGTAAGCCTTTCGAGATTGAGTCTCTGTCATTAGCCGCAAGTAAGGCTCAGCAGATCGGCATGACGAGTTGGTGAGTTGGTTGTAATACTCAAGAGCTTTTAACGCTCCTTCTAAATCCCCCTGTGGGGGGTTGGGGGGATCTTTTCTTTCTGTCTTTTGGTTATTGTCTTTTGTGGTTAGCAACTTCTGCTTAGGTCCGTTAGCAACTTCCGCTAAGGTTTTCTTAGCAGGTTCCGCTAATGTTTTGCAGAATCCGTTATTCTTGGTTTTCCACTCAGAAATGCTGGTATTCATACCAACTTTACGACCTTCCTGAATGAGTACCTTTTTCCTGATAAGACTGTTTTTTGCAGACGAGCAATGGGTATGGTGCTTGCCTATCATTGCCTCAAGCTGATCGTTGCTTATCCAGTCTAGTTTCTTGCTAAACCCGTATGTCTTACGCCAGACGGCCATTACGATGCACAGCTCAGTTTCTGGAAGTCCTGAGCACATGGTGGCATCAAGTAGCTCATTAGCCAGGCGCAAGAAACCATCTTCAAGCTGCGCCACTTTCTGCTCCACGACCGCCGGCGGCGATCTGTAATCCGCTAATCTAACGACGCCCATGCTTCACTCCTGATGTAACAAGTGCCAGACGAATTACGCCAACTAACCGCTCAGCAAACGCCCGGTTCTTAGACGCAGTGGCTACCAGCCCTTCAGGATTTTCAGGATGGTTTCGTTCCTCATTTTCCTGGTATTTCTTAGTGCGCTTTGCCATAATTGCTCCTGAGGTTAAGTGTTGGCGTAACACAGTGAACTCAAAAATCGATTGTGATTTGGTCTAAACGCTCTGTTACCGCAGGGCGTTTTTTCTTTGTGATTTCGGAGAGAATCGTTTTCTCCAGATACAAAGCGACTTGCTTCGATACCCGGGCTACATCGTCATCGACAACTCCGAACTCAAGAACCGAAAGCAGCATTGCAATCTTCGGTACCCATGCATCCTTCCACTTGCTGATGCTCGATTTATCCATTCCCATAGCCTTAGCTACGGTTGTCGTTCCACGTAGTGCGATCTGATTCAGTAACCAGCTTTCGATTCGACGTGCCTCGCACTTGTTGCGTGATGTTGAATTGTCCATTTGTGATAATTCCTTTGTTGAAATAGTGAAAAGACCATGCGCATACACGCAGAGCCATAAGACTTGTTGTTTTGAATCGCCCTTTTTCAGGGCTTAGATGTGATAAGAGCAGGTGTTACTTAAGCGGTGAAGAAGCTTGGATATAGAACTTCTTTTGACAGGCCAGTCGCTTGTTCATACTCGCGAATTTTTGAAAGAGGGAGGCTTCCACCTCTCTTTTTCAGCATGTTGATGGCCTGAGGAGTAACCCCAACCTTTTCGGCAAGGATTTTCTGAGAGCCACCAACAGCACTAATAGCCAGGTCAAGAGGAGTAGCGGTCTTCCGTTTGTTGATCATGTCTTACTCCAGTTAACGTTAATCAACACTATGTTAATCCATGGTGTGGATAAAATCAACATCATGATGATGGAAAAAATACACATCATGTTTACCATGGAGGAAGCGGAGGGTTTTATGAGTGGAATTGCAGAAAGAATTAGGTATTTGCTTGCCAGAGAAGGCATGAAACAGAAGGATTTAGCTGAGCAGCTTTCTACTAGCGCACAGACTGTCAATAACTGGATTAAGCGCGACTCTATAAGCCGAGAGGCTGCTCAGCAAATCGCAGAGAAGTACGGTTACTCTCTTGATTGGCTTTTGAATGGTCAGGGCGAACCAAAGAAACGCAGCGATGATGGCATTCCACCAGAGTCTGAGTGGGGAAAGGTTGAAGCCTGGGACGACAGCACTCCGGTGAGCGACGATGAGGTGGAAGTTCCGTTCTTCAAGGACATAGAGTTCGCGTGTGGCGCTGGTCGCACTGGCGACGAAGACTATAACGGGTACAAGTTGAGATTCTCAAAATCAACACTGCGCCGCATCGGTGCCAGTACAGACGGTCATAGCATCATCTGCTTCCCTGCGCGCGGTAACAGCATGGAGCCGAACATTCCAGATGGAACAACCGTGGCAGTTAACACGGAAGATAAAAAAATCATCGATGGCAAAATGTATGCGATCAGTGAAGATGGATGGAAGCGCATAAAGCTTTTGTACCGAACTGGGCCTGAGACAATCAGCGTACGCAGCTACAACGCCGCTGAGCACCCTCCTGAAGAAAAACCTTTGGGAAGTATTGAGGTTATAGGCCGCGTGTTCTGGTGGTCTGTCCTAGATTACTGAATATCAAAAAAGCCCGGAGACTGATCCGGGTTTTCTATTTCCCCTTCCTAACCATCTCAGCAGCATCCCTAAGCATTCCTTTGTGGATCACGTTACCTACTGCCTTACGCTTACCCTCCAGCATCCCAACTATGTTGTCCTTGGTTATCTCGATGCCGTTGTAAACCAGCTCGAACACTACACATCCCACCTCGCCAGCCATAAAGGCTATGCGGTCATCAGAAAGCTCATCACGATCCATAAGACACCTCTCTTTTTTTCTAACTTACACCTGACCAAGCCAAAAATAAATCAACATAGAAATCAACAATAAACGAATAAATCCACAAATATAATCAACATGGTGTTGACCTTTAAATCCACATGATGTTTAATTAGTCCATCAGCAGGACGCACTACTCACCAGGACGGTGAAGCTCTTAAAAATTTGGCCCTGAAGAAGGGCAGCATTCAAAGCAGAAAGCTTTGGGGTGTGGCAGGTGCTTCGGCACAGCCTGGAAGCGGCAGGACGGATATTCGCATAGGCCTGCAAGGCGCGAACTGCCACACCACCAAAGCTAACTGACAGGAGATCCACAATGGATGCACAAGCACGCCGCCGCGAACGCCGCGCAGAGAAACAGGCTGAATGGAAAAATGCTAATCCCATGTTAGTTGGGGTAAGCGCCAAGCCTGATAACCGCCCTGTTCTGTCGCTGAATCGCAAGCCTAAATCACGCGTAGAAAGCGCTGTGAACCCGATTGATTTATCAGGGCTGGCTGAGTATCGGCAGGAGATGGAAAGACGCGCAGAAGCTGTTGAGCGCAAGAATCACCGCACCTGGTACAAAGACAGCAACCCGTTCGGCAATAAAATTCACGCGGTACAGAAATCACGCGGCAAATCTACCCCGCTGATTTGAGTTCGCAAAAGCAAAGATTCGGTTACGGCACGTTAACGAATAAGGAGTCAGCAATGACAACACAGCAGAAATACTCAGCGGAATGCCAGGAAGAATTCTCTCGCTACCGCGCTAAATGCAAGGCAACGGTTCGCGGTGATGGTGTTCATGACCTGTGGGTGAAGCTGGCATGGATGAATCGAAAGCTAGCTCGCGAGTGGTCAGTCAAGGTCGCATAACGCGGCCTTTTCTTTTGGTTACGGCACGTTAAAGGGGTGAGATATGGGCGACAGAGGTAGTGATAAAGGTTGGTATGGAGTTGATGCGACCTGGCATCAGTTGCGTAATCAGAACTTCCGAAATCTTAGACGGTTACAGAAGAAATTAAACAAGACTGCCTGATATTACGGCGCGTTAATTAACTTATGAGGTGAGGCAATGACGGCACGACTTGAAATACTCAAGACCTCCCTTGCAAAGAAAGAGGCGCGATTTGATGCGCGATTACAGGACCACTTCGACACGGTTGCTCAGGCTAATGGGCAGCCGCTAAACGATAAGAGAAATGGTCGCGCAACTCTCAACAAATGGGATAAGCAAAGCGATGCACTTCGCTCCCTGCAAGACAGCATTCAACGCACTAAGGATGCTATAGAGCGTGAAGAAACGAAAATTGCGAATGCTAGTTTGGTGTCTCTTCCGACATACATCCAGCAGGCTATTGATGACGGTCTGATAACGCAGTGGCGTAAATTCCCACGCTTCTTCTTTGTTAATGGAGTTAGCGGAGGGCGCATAGTCCTTGATGAGAAAACTGGATCAATAGCGCATCGATATCTGAGCAAGGTATCGAAAGAAGAATATCCAATTTTCCGAGATGTATTTAACAAACTTAATAAGCAATACCGGAAATCACAACAGGCTGCCTAACTGGCGGCCTTTTTATTAGCTCACGAGACAAGAGGGTAAGGCGGTGGAGGACGATGATTACACGATGGGAGAGTTCTGGCGCGACATGAAGCCAGAGTTAAAAGAGCGGCGGAGAGTAGCAAGAAATTCCGCTCACGATGGAATGAAATCGTTCTTTCAGCGTAACGGGGTTGAGTTTGAAGAGGGGGAGAACACTCTGATATTCAGGACTCCTAATGGCACAGTGGCCTACTACCCTCCCAGCAAGAAAATGCAGCACAAAGCAACATGGAGAACTTGCAGCCCAACAGCCTGTATGAACTTCGTCAAGAAACTTAGAGCCGCCTAACAAGCGGCTTTTTTATTGCTGATACCAAAGCATCTTCACGAGGGTGCTCCGTTATCAAACTCCCGGCTAGCCGCTGCCACCCTTTTCGACGCGGCATACAGAAATGGAGGATTTATGTAACAGGTAACGGTGTCGACTGAAAACAAACATCCGAGGAATTTCAAATTATCAAGCAGGAGGCGCATGCAGACGCTGCTCATCCTGTCTCTGCTGATAGCGGTTTGGCTTAACCGTGATTCAGCTCCGAAGTGCAGACATTCAGGTAGCAATGCCTGCGCTAAATCTACCGGCTTAGAGCGCTATTTTGGCGCAGAGGCACATCATTTCAGGTGATGGGTAGAAGAGACATGTATTAAGCCCGGCAGCCCCTGCCGATTCAGGGGCAATTAACTGACACCTCAGTTCATTCAAGCGAGTGAGCTTAGTTATCAGGGCGGCTATCCACCGCTTAAATGTCTGCATATGCAGAGGTCTTTAGTTCAGCGGCGCGGCTTAAGCGCGGAGATGATTATGAGCAATCAAAATAATGGCGGTCCAGCTTTCCCTGAATTAGGCAATGTTGGGCACAACTCAGATTGGCAAAGTGAATCCGGCATGACGCTGCGTGACTATTTCGCGGCAAAAGTTTTGCAGGGTGTCATGGCATCCGGAACTGCCATGAGCATTGGCACTAACCATGAGGAAGGGATGCTTGATATGGCCAGAGCATTTTACTCGATGGCCGACGCCATGATTCAAGCCCGGGAGTTGCCATGACAGTCACCCACAACGGCAGACAGTACACAGTAACTCGCATGGCTGACGGTCATTCGTGGATTCTTGTGGAGATAGGAAACGAGCGCCACAAGCTCAGAATGAACCGTGACCAGCTTATACGGGCTGACCTTGGTCATGTCGTCACAGAATGCATGGTAGACACCAGAAACCTTCGCGCCGCACTGAGCAAGAAAGCAATCGCCCGTTTTATTGGTGATTCTGAAATGCTTGAACAGGCCAATGAAGCACAGCGTAAAGCGCTTGGAGTCAGGGTAAATCGTAACTCGTTTGAAGTGAGGGTGTGATGGAAGAATTCAAAGCCACCGGAGGAACCTGGATTTATGTTCCTGAGCTTGGTGAAGTAAGAAGCCTCGATGCAGGTGTTGTTGCCGAAGTGATTGTTGATGGGAATGAAGATTCTAACGGCCATTTAATGGCTGCAGCAAAGGATTTATTCAATGCTCTTCACAATCTTGAAGTGGCTGTAAACACCATTAAATACTGCTGGGAAAAGCGACCTGAGAATATGTGGTCAGCAATTCAGTTAGCATCAACTGATGCAGAGGCGGCAAGGTCTGCAATCAACAAAGCACTCGGCAAGTAACCCTCCCCCACTTTCATCACTCCCTGTCCGGCTATCGCAGACGGGAAGCGCACAACCAAATTCCAGGAGTTCAGCAATGAACGCATATCGAGCTTATGACCGCATCGAGGACGGACGCTGGGTGCAGCAGCAGATGACCGATGAAAAGGATAAGTGGATTGACGATCGGGCAAAGGAGTTGATCGAAATGTTCCCGAAGGAGCCGGGAATGAACCGGTCACTATTCCTGCCAGATGAAGCTTGCTATGCGCTTCAAAGCGACGAGGCACAAGAGGCTTATAACATTTTCATTTCCGCATGCGCTTACGCACGGGCCGAGAAGGAATGGGAGCGTGTAGCGCCCTGCCCGTTTTAATTTCAGGGGATATCCATGAGCAACATCGTTGAATTCGTAAAACAGCAGGAGACGCTATTCTGCGGCGCCCTGACTGACCAGTCGGTGACATGGGCTAAGGAAAGCCAGTTCGCCATGCAGATTTTTCAGGGCAATGACTATCTGGCGAAGCTTGCATTCCAGAATCAGACAAGCGCACAGAACGCCATTATCAACGTGGCGGCGATAGGGATATCGCTAAACCCTGCGCAGAAACTTGCCTACCTGGTGCCGCGTAAAGGCGCTATCTGTCTTGATATTAGCTACATGGGCCTGATGCACATCGCCCAGCAGTCAGGCGCTATCAAATGGTGCCAGTCGGCAATCGTCCGTAAGAATGACCAGTTCCGGCGCGAGGGACTGGATAAGCCTCCGGTTCACATTTACAACGATTTCGACACCGAAGAGCAACGTGGCGAGATTGTTGGCGCTTACGTAGTCATTAAAACAGACGAAGGCGACTATCTGACGCACACGATGCGAATCGACGCCATCTACGCAATACGAGACCGGTCGGAGGCGTGGAAGAAGTACAAGCAGGACAGCAGCAAGAAATGCCCATGGGTTACGGATGAGGAACAGATGATCCTCAAGACGGTGGTCAAGCAGGCGGCGAAATACTGGCCTCGTCGTGAACGTCTGGATGCCGCGATTGATCACGTTAACACCGAGGGTCAGGAAGGAATTAACTTCTCCAGTGAGCGCCAGCCAGAACGCGACGTATCACCGGTGACCGATGTGACTTTGCAGGAAATAAACGACCTCCTGATCGCAATGGATAAAACGTGGGATGACGACCTTCTCCCCCTCTGCTCCCGAATCTTCAAGCGTGAAATTCGTGAATCATCAGTGCTGACCGAGACAGAAGCTGTAAAAGCGCTCGGCTTCCTTAAGCAAAAGGCGGCAGCATGAAACCATCGCTTCTGAATTTACTTCTTCGCGGCGGAATGAGTTACAGGGACATAGGTGAAGAACTGGGCATAAAAAAACACCGGGTACAAAAGTTTGTGCATGAACTTGAGCGGCGAGGCTGGATAATCGTTAAACGCCAATTGGTCTGCTTTTTTGATGGAACAAACTCCAACGCTATAAATGAGTACCGTCGGGGTAAATTATGACACCAGAAATTATCCTTCAGAGGACAGGGATTGACGTCCTCACCACGCAGCAAGGAAGCGTTGACTGGCTAAAACTTAGGCTCGGCGTAATTACGGCCTCAGAAGCCGGGAAAGTAATCTCCAAGCCACGCAGCGGAACGAAGTGGACCGACACCAAGCTCACTTATTTCTACACGCTTCTCGGTGAAGTATGCACCGGTAACGTGGTCGAGGTGAGCGCCAGACCACTGGCATGGGGAAAGGAATACGAAGCATCAGCCAGGGCGCTATTTGAGTTCACAACCGACGTTAAGGTCACTGACGTACCGATCCTCTTCAAGGACGAAACGCTTCGGTGCGCATGCTCCCCGGATGGGATGTGCAGTGATGGAAAAGGTCTCGAATTAAAAAGCCCTTATACCAGCGCCGTATTCATGAAGTTTCGACTCGGCGGTTTCGATGCCATTAAGGCGGAATACATGGCCCAGATTCAATACAGCCTTTGGGTTAGTGGCAAGGATGCCTGGTATTTTGCGAACTACGACCCGCGCATGAAGCGAGAGGGGCTACATCATGTCGTTGTAGAGCGGGACCAAAAATTCATGGAAGAATTTGATGAGATGGTGCCGGAGTTCATCGAAAAAATGGACGACGCCCTGGCTGAGATTGGCTTCGTATTTGGTGAGCAATGGAGATGACCAATGCGAAAACTAAACGTCACTCCTGAAGAAATGAAGGCGGTGTGCGGACACATGGTCGCATGCCGCGCCGCAGACCATCTCGGCCTGACCATTTCGCAGTTTTACTACCTCGCACAAAAATACTCCCTGTCCACATCATTCACACATTCCGCATGGACGCCCAGTGACGATGAACGGGTGATGAGCCTGTATCGCAATGGATATCAGCAAAAAGATATTGCCGAAATGATGGGTCGGGGGTTCGTGTCAATAAGGTCACGCGTTGCGAGATTGCGCAAGCTCGAATTGAATATGAGGAAGGTAGCATGAAATACGGAAGCGTGTGCAGCGGCATCGAGGCTGCCAGTAAAGCGTGGGAACCTCTCGGCTGGCAACCAGCCTGGTTCTCTGAAATCGAACCATTCCCCTCCGCAGTCCTCACCCATCACTGGCCGGAAGTCACCAACCTTGGCGACATGACAAAAATAGCCGATGCGGTGCGAGCTGGTAATGTCGAAGCGCCTGATGTGCTGGTCGGCGGAACGCCTTGCCAGGCATTCAGCATCGCCGGCTTACGTGAAGGCCTGTCTGACGACCGAGGGCAATTAACTCTCTCTTACGTGGAATTAGCCAATGCAATCGACGCCAAGCGCCGCGAACGCGGTGAACCAGAATCAATCATCGTCTGGGAAAACGTCCCCGGCGTGCTCAGCAGCAAAGACAATGCCTTCGGATGCTTTCTGGCAGGACTTGCCGGAGAAAACAGTGAGTTGCAGCCAGCAGGGGGAAAATGGACGCACGCAGGTTGTGTGTCTGGACCAGAAAGGGTTATCGCCTGGCGCGTCCTTAATGCTCAATTTTTCGGAGTGGCCCAACGACGCCGCCGTGTGTTCGTTGTCGCAAGTGCTCGAAAAGGATTCGATCCCGCAGCGGTACTTTTTGAGCTCGACAGCGTGCGCCGGGATTCTGCGCCGCGCCGAGAAACGCAAAAGGCTGTTGCCGCCCTTACTGCAAGAGGCGTTGGAACGTGTGGCGCAGACGACAATCAGGCACAAGCTGGACACCTGATTGCTTTTGGCGGTGGTAATACTGCCGGCCATATTGATGTGGCGACCGCCTGCACCGCGCATGGGATCAGGTTGGATTTTGATACTGAGACTTTCGCAGTGCACGGCACGCAGGATCCAGATACTAATTTCGAACTGGCACACACACTCGGGCGCAACAACGGGCAAGAAAACGCCTGCATTGCATTTAGCTACAAAGATAATGGCGCGGATGCCACTGTTGATATGGCGCCAACGTTACGGGCAGGAAACCACAACACCAGCCACGCAAATAGCGGACAACCTCCAGCGATAGCTTTCCAGCCAGGAAACCTTTCGCGAGGAGCAGGACCAGCTCCAAGCGATCACATATTTCCAACACTTAAAGCTGATCATGGTAGAGGAAGAAGCGACCAGGATCCGCACGTTGTGTTTGGACCTCAGGTTCGCCGCCTGACTCCGATTGAGTGCGAGAGACTCCAGGGTTTTCCCGATAACCACACTCTGATCGGCTGGCGCGGAAAGGATGCTGATGAATGCCCGGATGGGCCACGCTACAAAGCAATCGGTAACTCAATGGCTGTGCCGGTTATGCGCTGGATCGGTGAGCGCATCGCCGCCGCGCTCCCAGTCGAGAAGCTGAATGGTGATTATGGCGGAAGTAAAACACCACTAGATCAGCGCGACCTATGGCGCACTCCACCTGCCCTGTTCGCTGCTCTGGATGCGGAATTCTGCTTTCAACTGGATGCGGCGGCCGCGCCTCATAACGCACTGTGCAGGAAGTTCATCACGGAAGAACAGAACACGCTGCAAACGCCATGGGCTGACCACCTGACTATGCCTGGTTATTGCTGGCTCAATCCTCCCTATTCCGACATCACGCCGTTCGTGAAGAAAGCTGCAGCCGAGAGTCTCAACCAGATCGGCACCGTCATGCTGGTTCCGGCAGATACTTCGGTTGGCTGGTTTAAGGAGGCGACGCTGACCGCCAGTGAGGTGCGGTTTATCACTGCTGGACGACTGGCATTTATCAACCCTGTCACCGGTAAGTCAGTATCGGGGAATAACAAAGGGTCGATGCTCATCATCTGGCGACCCTATCCCCGCACTCACTGTGAATTCACCACTATCGACCGTGACGAGTTGATGTCATTCGGCAACAAACTAATGGCGCGCCGGGAGGCTGCATGAAAATTTATATCGCAGGGCCAATGACCGGACTGGTCGAATTCAACCGCCCTGCTTTCATGTTTACCGCGGCGAAATTAACCGGGCGGGGTCATGTCGCATTAAATCCAGCAGTTCTTCCAGATGGATTAACTCAGGCGCAATACATGGACATCTGCCTCGCAATGCTCCGATGCGCCCATGCAATCTATATGCTCGATGGATGGGAAAAATCATCAGGAGCAAGAGCGGAGAAGGCGTTGGCTGAAAAGTTGAGACTCGAAATCATCTACCAAAGCGAGAGGTAGCTATGGACATCATTGATAACGCGTCGGCACTGGAAGATTTACACCGTGACGCCGCACTGAGCATGCACAGACTCAACCCCAACGCAGTATCAGCAACGCACTGTATTGAGTGCGATGAACAGCTCAGCGATGAGCGCAGGAGAGCGTATCCGGGATGCACGATGTGTGTTGCATGCCTTCAGATTGTCGAGTTACGGAATAAGCAGAGGGGGATGTGATGTGGCCTATTTGCAAACACTGCGGTCGTAAGTGCTGGGAAAACTGGTGCAGCAAGTGCGACAAGCAATCATGGTTACGGAGGATGTGATGGATTACAGCAAGCTAAGCGACTTTGAGATAAACAAGCGCGTTGCCGACATCGAAATGAATGGAACATGGCACGTCAAGCCATCCCATCCAGATAACGATACCGGAGGGTGGCTTTATGGTCCGAATGGCATTCAGACCTATGACCTTCCCGACTACTGCAACAACGCGGCAGACGCATGGCCGATTATCTCGCAGAACAAGATTACACTCCACGCTCCAATGTCTTATGACGACCTTCAGGAATGGCTTTGTTTCGCAGCGAACGACTCCGATGCTGACTGTATGAATACCAATCCCCTCCGAGCCGCAATGATTGTCTTCCTCAAAATGCAGGAGTCAGCCAATGTTCCAGCTAATCCAGCGGGGCCAGATATACGCTGATAGTCAAAACTGGCCCGTAATAATCCATTCCGTCACATCTGAAATAGTCCGCTACTGGCGACAGGGCCGGATTAACACCGCTTCAATCGACCGCTTCCAGCAAGATTTCGAGTATCTCGACTTTCACGAGGCGAGACGGATTCGTGCCGAACTTGAGACGAGCTAGCACATTAAATCGCTACGTGCAATGCAGCGCGTGGCATGAGGAGAGATTATGAAGGAATTACGTTTTTATGGTGCAAGCGATGACCTATTTGAATGTGAAGGCGCCATTCGAGAGGAGATCGGCTGTTACAGCCACCCAGGAATTTATCACCTGAAATCAGCTGAAGGCGAAATGCAAGTCATCGCCACTTACACCGACAGCGGCTGTTGGTCTATCGGCATCTGCCAGATTGATGAAGATTTGCCAATCCCACAATGGGAAACATCGTTCAGCACTCACGAGAAGGGATATAGCGTTGTCCTTACTATTCAGGTTCCCGATGACGCCATTCTTGTGCAGGAAGACGAATGACGCAACTTATAGCCAGTTATGAGCTGGCTATTGGGTGCGAAAGCCCATCATCCCTTGATGTTATTGCCGCCTACGGGCGGCTTCTTTTTGGGAGTAAATCATGCAAATGAATCCAATCATCATGTTCATCGCGTTCTCTACCGCGGTGGGCGGTCTCATATCGCTTTTACACGAACCGGAGGGATTGAGATGGCTGCTTTTAATGTGGGCGCAATAGTCCAGCTTAAGACCGGCGGAATACATGGATACGTTGAGAGCCAGATCGAACCAGATAGCGAGCATCCGAAGGCGTGGGTGAAATGGGATGACGGCAGCTACTCGGTACACAAAGAAAACGAACTTCGCTCGGCTACTGTTGATGAGCCTCGCGTGTATAAGAAATTAGCGTAAGGAGATGAATGTGACTATCAAGACGGCTCTCCCCGGGATGCGTTACGGTCGACTGGTTGTCGTTAAGGAGTCTACGCCTCACAAAGGCCATCGAAGGGCTATTTTCAAGTGTGATTGCGGTCAATTAAAGGAGATTTGTGTCGGCCACGTTGTGTCAGGAAAGGCACATTCTTGTGGGTGTTTGAGAGATGAATTACGGAAGACCCACGGCATGTCATCTACTCCTACATATCAGACGTGGGAAGCTATGAAGCAGCGCTGCATGAATCCAAAAAGTAGCTATTTCCACCGATATGGAGGCAGAGGAATCGGGATATGTGATAGGTGGATAAAATTCGATAATTTTCTTGCTGACATGGGAGAAAAGCCGGAGGGGATGACGATTGATAGGATAAACAATGATGCTGGATATGAACCTGGAAATTGCAGGTGGGCAACCAATAGTGAGCAGGGCTACAACAAACAAAAGAGAGATAATTGCACTAGTCAGTACATTGGAGTGCACTATTCAACCAGCAAAAGGAAATGGAAAGCTCAGATTAAGCACATGGGCAAAAATAGACATATAGGTTATTTCTCTTCTGAGGCGTTAGCCCATGAGGCATACCTGATGGAGCTTTCAAAAGTAAATGAGCACATCCGCATCGACTAGCCGCCTGAGGGCGGTTTTTTATTGGAGATATGTTATGAAAACGGAACTGTCAAAAAGAGAAGTAAGCATGCTTTCAACATTTCTAGACAGGAATCGATTCTGGCGCGTCCTTCCTCAAACCGCAAGTGACCTTTGGGATTCTGGATTTATTAAACCAACAAAGTTCGGGATGGGAAACTTCCAGATTACTGATAAGGGTCGCCAGTACCTCAAGGCGCTCTCTGAATGATTACTGCGCATTTCTGACATGGCCGCCACTTGGCGGTTTTTTATTGCCTGGAGATAACCAATGGAAGAAAAGATATTTACCCGCGATGAAGCGGCGGACTTCCTGCGGGTCAGTGAAGGCACTGTCGCTGAGTGGATTAAGTCAGGAAGACTGGCTGCCACCCGCAAAAACCCCGCTAAAAAGAAAAGCCCCTATCTCATCTGTCTGAAGGATTGCATTGCAGCCCTGAAGAACCCGATCCACAATCAGCCGGTGAATGCGGTTGATGTGCAGGAGGATAAAGCATGTCAATCAAGCAACGTGCCGGTACGTGGCACTGCGACTTCGTTACGCCTGGTGGGAGCCGAATTAGACGGTCTCTTGGCACAACGGACAAAAGGCAAGCACAGGAGCTCCATGACCAGTTAAAAGCTGAAGCCTGGCGTGTCGATAAGATGGGAGAGTATAAGGCACACACATTTGATGAAGCGTGCGTGCGCTGGCTGAACGAGAAGCAGCACAAGAAAAGCCTGGATGATGACAAGAGCCGGATCGGATTCTGGCTCATGCATTTCAGGGGAATGGATTTGTCCGCCATTACGGAGGACCGGATTCTTTCAGCGGCGAGCGGGATGGTGAACCGTAAGCACAGGATGAACTGGGAAGCCCGGCGTGATAGTTGTCTTCGGGCGGGGAAGCCTGTTCCTGAGTTTAAGGATAAGCCAGCAGCGCAGGCAACCAGAACGACCCACCTTGCGTTTATCCGGGCGCTGTTGCGTTGCGCAGCGAACGAGTGGCGATGGATTGCTAAAGCACCAAATATCAAATGCCCAGTGCCGAAGAACAAGCGCATCAGATGGCTGACCAGAGAAGAGGCTCAATCTCTTATCAGGGAGATGCCTGCACACTTTAAGCCAGTTGTGGTCTTTGCGCTGGCGACGGGTTTGCGACGTTCCAATATAACGGATCTGGAGTGGTCACAAATAGACATGCAAAGGAAGGTTGCGTGGATACACCCTGAGGATGCAAAAGCAGGAAGGGCGATTGGGGTCGCCCTTAATGATTCTGCATGCAAGGTGTTACGCGATCAGGTAGGAAAGCATAACCGATGGGTATTTGTTCACACTGAATCATCCGTTCGGCCAGATGGAACCAGGACGAAAGAAGTCAGGAAGATGAGGAGTGATGCTAACACGGCGTGGAGGGCTGCGTTAAGGCGAGCGGGGATCGAGAATTTCCGATTCCATGATTTACGGCATACCTGGGCGAGCTGGCTGGTTCAGTCCGGAGTGCCGTTATCTGCATTACAGGAAATGGGAGGATGGGAGAGCATTGAAATGGTGCAACGGTATGCGCACCTGGCACCTAATCATCTGACACAACATGCCATGCAAATTGACTCATTTCTGGCGGGAAATGGCACAAATATGGCACAAGGGGCGTTTGCTGATTTGGTTAATATCGCGTGAAGCTGCGTGGATACTGGTGCCGATAAGAGGAGTCGAACCTCCGACCTTCGCATTACGAATGCGCTGCTCTACCAACTGAGCTATATCGGCCCTGAAAGGCCGGTTACGAATGTAACCACGGGGCAAAAGATTAAAACTAACGGGGTGATGCGTCAATGGCCTTACGAATCAAGTGCCTGTTTTTGCATCACCCACGTTTTAA